GTCCAGGCTTCCAGAGTTGGAAGGTCAAGTGCCGGCGGTGGTGTGAGAAAAAGGAAGACTGCTGCTGCTACTTTCAAACCATCAGATCTTGAAGGTTTGTCGTTGTGGTTGGACGCTGATGACGCAAGCACGATAAGCGAAAGCGGTGGGGATGTGTCCGAGTGGAGAAACAAGGCTCCAGCACCATACGCTGGCTTGTTTGATTTCGCCCAGAGCAATGGCACTTATAAGCCCACACTGGTAGCCAGCGCGTGGAATAGTAAGCCAGTTGTTCGTTTTGATGGTGTCGATGACCACCTAAACGGCGCTGGTGCGACCGGATACCGTAGCCCGGCTGGAACTGATCAGGGGGTGACAATTTTTGCAGTGCTTCGCAACTATCCATCGCTCCAGACCGGATACCGAACTGCGCTTATGGGTGGGCTGAAAGCCAACGGAAGTAAAGGTGACCCTGTTTGGTGGGTTTTGGACTGGAACGGGTCTAGTGTTTCGGGTGGCGGCATGTCCACCTATCAAGAGCCATTGAGCAGCACGTTGGCATATAGCTTGGATGGGTTCACTCTGTCCGGTGATATTTACTCTTTCAGGAACGACAACAATTCAGACTCAGTTCGCATTAACGGTGCCAGCTCGACGAGTTCAACCAGTGGGCCACTAACTGAGATCTACCCAACCAACGACCTTTATGCATACATGCGGATTGGTGGCGCGTACGGTGCCACATCATCACAAGACTTCGGCGGCGAGATTGCAGAGATTATCGCATATAACAGCAACCTCTCAGACGCTGACCGCGAAACCGTCGAAGCCTATCTAGCCACCAAGTGGGGCATCACACTTTCTTAGGAACTAACGTTGAGCTTAGTTGACCTTAATAAGACTTGGCTTCACAGCATCTGGCTTATTGATTGTAATGTCAAGAATGCCTGCGTTGTATTTAGCTGAAATGGTTGAGGCATCAACACCACTTGGGACTTCCCAGGTTTTATTATAAGATTTGCTTATATAGCGGTTATTGGTTTCTTTGTCCAAGTCGTATGATACAGTAAACTTGTTGTTTTCTAAAGAAATGGTAAAGTCCTTCTTTGTTAGACCTGGAGCAACAACTGAAACTTTCCAATTATCTTTATTATCGGTCACATTGGATCTCGGATAATTGGGTGTCGTTGAGACGTTTAGGTTGAGGGGTAAGAGTTCGTCATAAAAGAACTTCTCTGTTAGTTTGAATAAATCATTCATATTTGTTTGTTTCCTTGTATAGGGTCTTTTACCAGACCTATTAATAATATAGGTGACTTTGCCAACTTGTCAAGTAAAAACTTTAAGTTTTTTGTTCTCTTGTGTTACTATTTATAACATTCACAGGGACAACTATAATGAAAAACTTCAAAGATCTGATCAAAGAAATAAAGACCAACGAAAATAAAGGTCTTGTAAATAAGCAGAAAGGTCTTTCTTTCAACTTCGATCAGCCGTTCGACAAGAAGAAGCTCGAAGAAGCCAACCTTCTCAATAAGATCAACGAGATCATAAAATTTAGAGACCCTATTTTAGAAACTATGTCTTATGAAAGTTGGGCTATGATCCTACAAAATAAGCTGGTTGAAGAGCTAGATCCAAAACAAGCCAAAATGTTATACGAACAGGATATGTTTAGAGCAGAGAAAGTCCAAACAGCTGCAAAAGCAAGGGCTGGACGTTCTGGTAGGGCAGGTGGCGGTGTGCGAAAAAGGAAGGTTGCTGCGGCTGTTGATCCTTGGACGCCATCAGATCTGCTCTTGAATGCTGGCGACGAGTACTATCAACCCTCGACGATTGCGGGCGGGTCTGATGGGGTCAAGTTCTCTACCTGGAATGCAGAGGTAGCGGCGGGTGAGCCAGCGCAGACACTTTCTCAGAGCGACACAGCCCACCAGCCAAAATACCTAACAAGCGCAATCAACGGGGAGCCTGGGGTGCTGATGGGCCTTTATCCAGACGTACCGGAGGCCGACCTGAAAATATCCGGTCCAATGGATTCCGACGCCTTCACTTTTGCAATGGTGACCCAGTTCACAGCACCGACAAGCGGGTTTACCCAGGGCGGCAGGATTGCGCGCGCTAGATGGAACAAGGGCCGCATAGACTACACTCCCTACTCAACATATAGCAGCACTGTAAGAGCTTATTATTCTGGAGCCAAAGGCGGTCCATACTTCACCCCAGCAATTGATCACACTGTGCAGCACTGGATTGTATCGGGCGCAGACTCTGCAACCAATCTTGACTGGAAAGAGTCCACAACCGTGCTGGCGACCCCGAAAAGCAACAACACCCCCTCGAACAACGCTCAAATCACCATGAGCATCAGGTCTTATGAGTTTTCGGATGGGTCGACCGGCGACTTGGAGTGGAGGGTTGCCGAAATCCTCTACCTATCACGCGAGATATCAGCATCGGAAAAGACAAATCTTCTGGCCTATTGGCAGGGGAAGTACGGAGTATAGGAACCAACAATGAGCAAAAAGAAAACATTCAAAAGATTTGTCAGAGAAGAAGTTTTAGGCGTCAAACCCGAAGATAAACAGTTTGATAAGTTTGAAGATTATGTTAAGGACGTTAGAGGGTATAAACCTCCTGAAAACAAAGCCGATTCTTTTGAACAGTTCCTAAAAGAAACCAAAGGTTACGAACCACCTGAACACAAATACGACTCTTTCGAACAAATGAAGGAAGAGGCAAGAGAAGAAACCAAACAACAACTCCTCGAAGAAAGAAAGATTTATGTTGAACCTACTCCTATTATAATAACTGACGAACAAATAGAGAAAGCAAATAGAGCACTTATCTTCAAAGAGATCAACGAAGTCCTAAAATTCAGAGATCCTGTTCTCGAAAAAATGACTTTTAAACAATGGCTAAAAATCCCACATAACAAATTTGTTTTTGAACTTGACGAACATCAAGCAGATCTGCTTTACGAGCAGGATATGTGGAGAGCAGAGAAATACCAAATCGCAACCACAGCAAAAGCAAGGACTGGACGTTCTGGTAGAGCAGGCGGTGGCGGTGTGCGGAAAAGGAAGACAGCTGTCGCTGCTTGGAAACCATCAGATCTTGAAGGTTTATCGCTTTGGCTGGATGCTGACGATGCCTCTACCATAACCGAGAGCGGCGGTGCCATTTCGGGTTGGACAAACAAAGCCCCAGCACCATACGCTGGATTGTTTGATCTTACCCAGTCCAGCGCAGCGTCACAACCAGCTTTTGTAACCGACGGTCAGAACGGCAGATCGGTGGTGCGCTTTGATACAACAGTCGACGAAGAGTTGAACGGTGTTGGGTCGGATGCATATCAAACGCCAGCGTCTAGCGGTAACGAGTTGACGCTGTTTACTGTTTGTCGATTCACCACGGGCCACAGCATTACGCGTGCATACATATCTGGTATCATCGGTTGGGCACTGGATTCGAACTACAAATATGTCCCCGTTTTGAACAGACATTTTAATTTTGGAGATAGCGAGGGCTATGGAGGTAGTCGCGGCATCACGGCACTTAACACAAAACCCCCCTATGACCGTGCCCAACTACAGACCAGTTTTACCGAAACAAACAAAATTTACACATTCCGAAATCAAGCCACCGCACCACTGAGAATCGACGGCGATGGGAGCCTCACCCTCGACCGCAACGACTGCCCGCTGGTTGGTTTGAACCTGTCTGACACAACTAGAAAATGGTTGACCGTTGGGCGCGCTTACGCCGACAGCTATGCCAACAACTTTGACGGCGATATCTGCGAAATCATTTGTTATGCGGCCAACCTTTCAGACGCTGACACGGAAACAGTCGAAGAATACTTAGCCGATAAATGGGGCATAACGCTACCGTAAGAACCAACAACCTCAAAGACACTTACGGCAAATAATCTTTCCAAGCATCTGGAATATCGCAGAGATTGAAAGATAACTTATTGTCCTTGATAATCATCAAAGGTTTCACAGGTTTGTTCTTCAAAAACATTCCAGCTTGTTTGGGTGTTCTAGATCCTTTCTTTTGATTACACTTATGACAGCAGGCAACAATGTTGCTCCAAGTGCGTTTGCCTCCTTGTGAAACAGGTGTAACGTGATCGAGAGTAAAGTTGTGTTTGGAAAGTTGTTTGAAACAATACTGACATTCTTTATTATCTCTATAGTATATATTGTCTCTGCTGAACTTGCCGGTCTTATTAAACTCAAACTTCTTTATGACATTGCCAATAAATCTAACGATTGCTGGGATGTGAAAAATCTCATCAACTGTTCTTATTGTTCTGTCTTTATAGATCTCGACGATCTCTACTTTTCCAGCGAACCACATTCCAATTGCTTTTTGCCAAGAAATGTGGGACATCGGTTGATATGCGGAAGATAGAACAAGCGTGTCCATTATAGTAACTATTCTTCTTTATCTCGTTTCCACTTACGACAGGCTTCTTTTTTCTTTTTCTTCTTTCGATCTTCAAATCTTTTTGGACGATAGCGACCGTCATAAGCCCCATCACGCTGCGATAGTTTGCGAGCAAGACGCTTTATTTCTTTGAGCTTCTTTTTGAGTTTCTTTTTATCTCTCTTCTTGCTCATATCACACCACCCAGGATTTACCCCAGTGTTTTCTACACCTTGCTTCGTACTTGTTGCCAGCACCAACAAAAACTTTATCTTCTACTGCCGCAGTTCTAAAAGTCAATACAGCGTCGTCTCCGCAACGAGCACAAACTGCTGTTAGTTTATCAACAGTATCTGCCATTGCCATTAATGTTGGCATCGGCATAAAGGGCTCTTTTTTAGAATCCAAATCTAAACCAGCAACAACGATCCTAAATCCTCTTTTTAGTAGATGTTTGACAACCTCCACAACTTCGTCACCAAGAAATTGACATTCATCAATGCCGATTAGACAGGGCTCAGCGTCCTCCAGAGCTTTGGTTATTTCTTTGGCAGCCTTCACCGGTTGACAAGCCATTTGGACGCCTGAGTGGGACGCTACGTGGTCTAATGAGTATCTATTATCTATGTCTGGCTTGAATAGAAAGTAGGGACGCTTGGCAATGCTGGCTCTTTTTACTCTTCGGATCAATTCTTCTGATTTTCCAGAGAACATAGGACCACAAACGACTTCGAGGCGGGGGGTAGATTTAGTGAACATTGAGAAACTCCTTGTTGGTGAGATTTAGTATAAAACAAAAACAAGCAAAAGTAAAGTGTTTTATAAATCTGGGTAATAGTTATTTTATTGGAGAAATAATAAATGAAGTATATTATAATGTTACTGCTATTATTTTCTTTTTCTTGCGACGATGGCAAGGCTGAACCTTTTCCATCGCAAGAAGAAATTGAGAAAAAAGCGATTGAGGCAATAAAAGCTGATACAATAATCTTAATCCCGGGACCGCCGGCAGAACCGCCCCCGCCGATGTATAACGACACTTGGAAACTACAAGACATAAATCCAGATAGTAAAGATTTTAATAAAGTTTTTAATCTTAACAAGTTCAAGGGACAGAAGATCGTAATGGTCTTCCATTCAGCACCCTGACTGGCTTGTCAAGTGCAGGTTGCACTTATGAAAAAATGGAAACTGAACGACTATCCAGATACTGTATTTATCAGCGTCTTGGCAAAAAGTAGTACCAAACAAATTCACCTTCATCACGTTGAGAAATCAGACATAAAAGTTCTTCACGACATTGCTGAAATGTGGAAAACTTATGATGCTGGGAAATACACAACTTTCGTTTATAATGAAAAAGGTGAAGAAAAATGGCGTTATGATCACAAGCCCGGAGCACTTTGTTATGCTTTCGGTGGTGCCATGTACATTAATACTTGGCAAGAAGAAGTTGAGAAAGCGTTGGAATAATCATACTACTTATTAAAGTCGTTATAAAAAAAAGCTATAATAAACTAAAAGGAGAATAAATGACTTTATTTGCAATTGCATTTGGCAGTTCTGCAATAGGAATGCTAATAGTCAAACTTTTCTGTGACAGAGATGCTCAAAGAAGTTTACAGAGAGAAAAAAGACAAACACAACTAACATTGGAAAGCCACGTTTTAGTAGTAGAAGAAAGAAATGGACAGATTGAAATTCTTACAAAAGAAAAAGATAAACTAAAAGAGAAACTGGAACTTACCCAAGGTGAAACTTATTCTTTGGAACAGCGAATAGCCATTTCAGAAATAAAACTACAAGAGATCGAGAAAGAAAAAGAACTATTATACATAAACAAAGTTGATGAACAACTCAAAGAACATTCACAAATGGTATTAGAGAAGTACATCGAACCGTTACAAGAAAAAATAGTTCTTCTAACAGACACAATAGAAGACAATAAAGAAAATGAAAGCGCTTTGATAAGCGAAGAAATAAAAAAAATGTACTTGTCTAATGTAGAGTTTCGTCAAGAAGTTATAAAACAGTTTGAAAACTCAACTAATGACATTCAAAAACATATCACTGCTAGCATAAAATCTACCAAGCCACCACGGCACATAATTTGTGGGAGCATATCGTGATATTTTAGAATCCACAAACTATTTATAAACACAAAGGCAAGGTTTAAAAAATGGCAGCACCATATCACACACTCACAAAACCAGGAATAGGACACGTAGGAAGCTTCCAAGTTTCCGGTTATCCTTATATTACAGGATCAACAAGTATAGCCGATGGCGGAGAAAATAAAATAGAGTTTCCCCGAGTGGTAAAATCTATAACAGTTATTAACCGGTCGACTACAGCAGGACTAAGAGTTCATTTCAACCCCACAAGTTCAGGTAATGTTTATTCTGGTGGTCATTACATTTCTTTGCCCGATGATGAAGACGCTGTAACGTTCAACATCAAGTGCAAAGAGATTTACATTTCCAATCCTGCCGGCAACGGCACTGGAAGTTATGAGTTATTCGCAGAAGTCACAAGTATTGGAGCAGGGGAGATGCCAGCACTTACAGGTTCTGGATTAACAGAGTAAATGGGATATAAATCAGGCAGGGGCAAATATCGGGGTGTATTATCAGCCAGTGCTTTCGTCGGAGACGGATCTGGATTAACAGGCATTTCTGGTTCTGGCGTCCCGGGCGGTTCTGCCAATCACGTTCAATATAATAATGGTGCTGGTGCTTTTGCCGGCACAGCTGCCCTCACATTCGACGGAACAACTCTAACAGCACAAAAGATCACAGCATCTGTTCACGTTTCTGCGTCAACCTTCTATGGTGACGGCTCAAACCTAACCGGCGTTTCCGGCGGTGGAGGATCACCCGGTGGCTCAAACACACACGTTCAATATAATAGTGGCGGTTCATTCGCTGGATCTTCTAATCTTACTTATGATGGAACAAACTTGACAACTCAACAGATAACAGCATCAACTCACGTTTCAGCTTCAACTTACTATGGCGATGGCTCAAATTTAACTGGAGTTACTGGTGGTGGCGGTTCAGCAGTCGATAGTGATCAAACAATTTTAGCAGTACAGGTATTCGGATAGGAGAAATATATGGCAACTTTTAGTAAACAATTTTTATCAGGGAGCACAAGCGGTAAACAGATCAAAGTCACTGCCACAGCAACTCCCGGTACAGCAATTCATACACCGGATTCAACTGGTGTCGACGAAATGTGGCTCTATGCTACAAACCAAGATACAGTAGCAGTCGATCTGACTGTGGAATACGGAGGGGTAACAAGTCCTGATGACAAAATCACGATGAGTGTCCCAAGTAAATCTGGACTAACATTAGTTGTTCCTGGACTAATTATCAGTGGTTCGAGCTATCCAGTTCGGGCTTTCGCATCAACTGGTTCAGTTGTAATGATTAGCGGCTACGTCAACCGTATTACATAGGAAATGAGATGGCAAAGATCAATGCCCAAAGACATGTATCAGGCACACTACAGGCAAAAGGATTGGGACCGCAAAGCAACAAAGCGGTTGACCCCAATTCTGTGGATAATTGTACTCTTTGGACTGACTTCACCGACACATCAAAAGTAAAAACAACTGGCTCTGATCCTGGCAACCAAATCTATAAGGTTGAGGACAAATCTCGTCAGGGTAATGATCCTTACCAAAGGTATTTCTCTCCAACAGACTTTGCGGATTGTTCGCTGTGGCTGGATGCTGATGATGCTTCATCGATAACACTCAATGGAACAGACGTTTCACAGTGGAACGATAAATCCGGCAACAGCCGGCATCTGTCCCAGAGTGCGGCAACAAACCAACCAGCGCTAACCACCGCCGGACTGAACGGTAAATCGGTGGTCACTTTTGACGGCAACGATAATTATCTGGTTCGTGACGATGCCCTAGGGTTCAGCGGGAACCCTGCCGCGTCAGTCTTCATTGTGGTGAAGGATAACGAGTACGCAGGTTATGAGAATCGGGTCTTGAACTTTGGGAGGGATGGCAACAGTAACGACCGCCAGAACATCGGCTTTGGCACAGACGCAAGCTGGCGCTTCAATGGTGGCGCTCATGTGTTTGCCAATGACGAACTCGACGACAACGTGCCAGCCATTGGCACTTGGCGATGTCCAGCCGGTCAAACGTTTGCGGATAGTGATTTTTTCCGCAATGGCGCAGCTGGGGCGACAACATCGACAAGCAATCCATCTTTACAAGTCAATATTCCAAGCAGCGTGGATTTATACACCACCCTGGGCAAAGGCTGGGGTCAGAACAATGATCACAATGATAACATTTTTTGGATTAGCGGCTTCATCGCAGAGGTCATCGTCTACAATCGCTACATTACGGACGCAGAGCGAGCCACAGTAGAAACCTACCTCCAAAACAAATGGAACATAACAGTCGCAACACAGTCAGCTGATACCATCTTTACTTCTCATTATCCTAACCATTTAGGTACAGAAGGATTTGGGCTAAACAACCTTCCAAGTATGAGAGCAACAGATGCCAATCTTCATTTGGACATCTCTGGCTCTTGGACGTCCAACACTGGCTCAACAGTATACGGAGTATTCCGCAAATACGAAAATTCAGGTAATGACTATCTCTTATCATACGGTGAGAGGAAAATAAGAACAAGCGGTTCCAACCTACAATGGGTCGCAACAGGAGACACAACACTTCAAGCATCTTCTTCTTTATCAACAGGCACTGACTATTTGGTTACAGTCACAGAAGATAGAACGTCGACTTTCTCACCAACAGACATTGTTAGTTGTTCACTGTGGTTGGACGCTGATGATGCTTCTTCAATAACACTCAATGGAACAAACATTTCACAGTGGACAAACAAAGCCCCAGCACCATACGCTGGATTATTTGATCTTACCCAGTCCAGCGCAGCGTCACAACCAGCTTTTGTAACCGACGGTCAGAACGGCAGATCGGTGGTGCGCTTTGATACAACAGTCGACGAAGAGTTGAACGGTGTTGGTTCGGATGCCTACCAAACCCCAGCCGCATCAAACGACGAGGTGACGATCTTTGCGGTTTGCCGATTCACCACAGGACACACCATAACAAGACTAGCCGTCTCGGCTATTATTGGTTGGGGGTTGGATTCCAACTACAGGTGGGACGTATCACCCAAGGGCTGGTTTGGGTTTGGCGACGGAGAAAACAATAGCAACGGACACTGTCTGGTGGCGGACGGGTATAAAGAATCCAGTTCATTTGTAAAAGCCTCGCTCGCCAGTCCATTTGGATTCACCGAGAATAACCGTATCTACTCTTTTAGAAATCAAGCCGCCGCACCCTTGAGAATCAACGGCGATGGGAGTCTGACACTGAATCAAAATGATGCTCCACTGGCAAATACTTATTACTCAGACACCGCGAAAAAGTGGCTGACCGTGGGACGGGGCAATGCTGAGAGTTACGCCAACAACTTCGACGGCGATATCTGCGAAATCATCTGCTACGCAAGAAACCTAACAGACGCTGAAACGACCACAGTAGAAACCTACCTCCAAAACAAATGGAACATAACAGTAGCAACTTCGTCCTACACAGAAGGAAACGAACCTGTCTCCTCTATGTACCTCAATGGCGTATTAGAACAACACTCAACAGCAATAAGCTCTTCCAATACACTTGCTTACGGCTCAATCGGCGGTTCAGGTTCATCAGGCGGCAACTTCGCAGGCAACATTGGTGAGATTGTTATGTATGATCCTCCTGTTACATCGTGGAGAAACAGAAAGAAAGTTGAAAGATACTTGGCAGACAAATACAACATTAACTATACAGGGTTCCAACCAGACCAAATAACAGCATCAATTGACGCAACTGGCAACAGCGATTCAAAGTTGGTTCTGTGGCTTGATGCTTCTGATCAGAGCACTGTTACTAATACAGTTGTTGAAGCTTGGGTACCAACAGACATTGTTAGTTGTTCGTTGTGGCTGGATGCTGATGATGCTTCTTCAATAACGCTTTCTCCAGCTGGAATAACATCGTCGATTAACACTAACTATGCTTTGGCTACTAATGGTTCTACTGCTAGTGCTAGTAGTATCTCAGGTCAGTGGGGATCTCCACCTTCTGTTATTATCGACGGTGCTACTGATGGTAATGGCGAAGCAAAATGTAACCACACAAACCAAGAAACCAACTCTTGGGTTCAAGTCGACTTCGGTCAAAGCAGAGACATAAATAAGGTTGTTATTTGGAATAGAACAGATGGTACTAACGAAAATCGTCTAGACGGCTATAGGCTAGATTTTTATACTGGTTCGAATGGTGCAGGAAGTGTTGTCCATACGATCTCAGAAAGCCCGGGCAATGGTTGGGCAAGCACCACTTCGACTTTGACTGCTTCAATAGAATGCCGTTCTATCCGACTGGTGAACGAAGATGCTACCCAGCCACAGTTTACCCACATAGCTGAATTTCAAGCTTTCCATGAGCGCGGTGGCGTTTCACAGTGGACAAACAAAGCCCCAGCACCATACGCTGGATTATTTGATCTTACCCAGTCCAGCGCAGTGTCACAACCAGCTTTTGTAACCGACGGTCAGAACGGCAGGTCTGTTGTGCGGTTTGATTACTCTGTAGATGAAGAGTTGAATGGTGTTGGCTCGGACGCTTACCAAACGCCAGCTTCTAGCGGTGGGGAACTCACGATCTTTGCTGTTTGTCGATACTCGACGGGGCACTCTAAGACAAGCACTTATATCGCCGGTGTTTTGGGCTTTGCCTTGAACTCTGCCTACGGGTTTTACTTTAGCGGCTCTGAAGGTGGTTTTGCGTTTGGAGATAGCGACGATTACGCCGGCCATTATCTGATGGGCGAAACCATGCGCTTCCCCACAAACAGCGATTTTAAAAAGATATCACTTGCCAGCCCAAACGGGTTCACAGAAACCAATCGCATTTACACACTACGAAATCAAGCCACCGCCCCCCTACGAATCAACGGCGATGGGAGCCAAACGCTTCAACACAACGACGCGCCCATGCCCGGTGTTTATCAGTCAGACACCGATCACAAATGGCTGACTGTCGGGCGTGGGTACGCCGACTATGCCAGCAACTTCGACGGTGATATCTGCGAAATCATCTGCTACGCAAAAAACCTAACAGACGCTGAAATGACCACAGTAGAAACCTACCTCCAAAACAAATGGAGTGTTACAGTCGCAACTCAATCAAGCGACGTAACACCTTATTCAGCCGGCATCTCCAACTGGTCATCAAAGGTTGGCAGTATTTCTGCTACACAAACTTCTGCTTCTTACAGACCAACAACAGGCAGTATAGACGGAAAGAAGATGATCTTTTTCAGCGGTTCATCGGATTCAACTGCTCCTTACTTGGAGATTACAGGTGCGGCAACGGCTTCACTGGACTTCGTTGCTGGAACAGACGCTTATACAGTATTCGTTGCTCACCAACAGAACTCTGGCAGTGGCTATGATACACTTATAGGCAGTGGACCACAATACGCTTTGAGCTATGACAGAAACAACGCTCTCCTCAAAAGTGACTTTGGCACAGGCACAGTTTCAGGAAGCAACACTCACGGTTCAACTTTCCACCTTGCCAGTTCTCTAACATCAACAACACTAAACAAAGTGTATGTTACAGGTACACTGTCAGCAACGGGTGCTATTGGAAGTGCTGTAACTGGCTCTTCTGCTGTTCATATTGGAGCACAAGAAGTTTCAAGTTCTGTAACCAACCGACTTCAAAGTGGTTCGATCGGAGAAATCCTTGTTTATTCAGGTTCTCTAACAAACTTTGAGAGAAAACAAGTTGAAGAATACTTATACGATAAGTGGGAGATAGAAACAAGTGCCTCTTATTAATAAACAACGATTGATGGGTTCAGGACAGGTGACAAGCGCATCTGCTCAAAACGAAGGAACATTTCATCCAAAGCAAGTTTCAGGACTTCAACAATGGTATGATGCTTCTGACGCTTCAACACTTGCTACAGCGAGTGTTGTTACTGAAACTAACCATGCTTTGGCGAGCAATGGCTCTACTGCTACTCAGGTTGGTACCAACTATGGCGGCGTTGCGTCAAGAGCGATTGATGGTAATACTGACGGCAATTGGAACAATGGCTCTGTAACTCACACTAATTCTACAACCAATGCTTGGTGGCAAGTAGATTTCGGTCAAACTAGAAGCATAGACAAGGTTGTTATTTGGAATAGAACAGATAACGCTCAGGATCGTCTAGACGGCTATAGGTTAGATTTTTATACTGGTTCGAATGGTGCAGGAAGTGTTGTCCACACTATCTCAGAAAGCCCGAGCATCCCTAGTTGGACAAGCACCACTTCGACTCTGACTGCTTCGGTTGCCTGCCGCTCTATCCGACTGGTGAACGAAGATGCTACCCAGCCACAGTATCTCTCCATAGCTGAATTTCAAGCGTTTCAATCCGAGGTGGTAAGTCAATATCTATATCTCACACAATGGCAAGACAAAAGCGGTAATGCCTTTCACCTAACAGCAAGCAGCACAACATCAGCACCCGTATTATCAGCAAATGAGATCTATACACACGCAGCAGTTCAATTCTCTGGTACTGTATCAAGCTCACTGCCAGTTGTAACATCGTCTGCTGTTTATGGAAACAACTGGTATCCAACCAGTATTGCTTCTTGTTCGTTATGGCTGGACGCTGACGATGCAAGCACGATAAGCGAGAGCGGCGGTGCTATCTCAGCCTGGACTAACAAAGCTCCCGCGCCCTATGCCGGGCTCTTCGACCTTACACAGAGCAATGGGGCAAACCAGCCTTCTCTGATAGCTGGCGGACAAAACAGCCGCTCTGTTGTGCGGTTCAACACGTCTGTGGATGAAGAGCTGAACGGCGTTGGTTCAGACACATATCAGACACCGGCCTCTAGCGGTAAAGAGATCACGATCTTTATGGTTTGTCGTTTTTCGACAGGTCACTCCAGAACAAGCCAATACATAGCAGGCATCCTGGGCTTTGCTTTGGACTCTGATTATAGAGCCAACGGTGCCGATAAGGGTGGCATTGCGTTTGGTGATGCAGAAGGTAGCGCCGGTCATTATCTGATGGGCGACCAGATGCATTGGCCCACGACCAACACATTCAAAAAAGCATCGCTTGCCAGCCCCAACGGATTCACCGAAAGCCAGCGCGTTTACACATTTAGGAACCAAGCCACCGCACCAATGAGAATCAACGGCGACGGAAGCCTGACACTTAAACAGAACGACTCCCCCCTACTCGGTGTTTATCGGTCGGACACCGATCACAAATGGTTGACCGTCGGGCGCGCTTACGCCGACACCAGCTATCCCAGCAACTTCGATGGCGATATCTGCGAAATCATTTGTTATGCGGCCAACCTCTCGGACGCTGAAACGACCACAGTAGAAACCTACCTCCAAAACAAATGGGACATAACAGTGGCAACTCAATCAAGCGATATAACTTCAGACAACACAGATGTCGCCTATCCAACGCAATCTGTCTCAACCGAAGCCAAGTCTATTGTTGCTGTAATCAAGCAGGACAGCGCATCCTCGGGCTCTGTATGGGCATTCAAAAGTGGCAGCAACTACTACGGAACATTCTCAACAGACCGAGCAGGAAATACAGATTTTGCTTATGGCAGCAATACACAAACATCGTCTTTGACATCACCGTTTACCAACGCAGTACCAGCTGTTGTATCAACTGTCTGGGGCGGTGGGTATTCAAAGGTCTACAAAGACGGCACACTACAAACAAGCAACCAACTAAACAACACCATTAGTGGCAGTGCTCATCTGGTTATTGGACAAGAAGTTATTGATGGTCCTTGGGAACCAACAGACATTGTTAGTTGTTCGTTGTGGCTGGATGCTGATGATGCTTCTTCAATAACACTTTCTGGTTCCAATGTTACTCAATGGAGTGATAAATCAGGTAATGGAAATCATTATGGACACGCAACCGCAGCTAATCAACCTGCTTATTCAGCGTCTGTGATTAATGGTCGTTCTGTGGTGACAACATATGATTCAGGAGATGCCCAATTTTTAAGTTGTAGTTCTACAACTGATTATGTTGATAGCAGTAATCATTTTACAACTTTTATGGTTACTCAACAATATGATGAGACGGGCGGATACGGGGCTGCTTTACCGTTCTATTTTGGGGGTGCGTCTCTAACCAGTAATGGTTCTCAATATATAGCATATCAGCTGTGGGAGCCGGGTACTGTTTATTCTAATACCTATATGATGAATAATGCGTCAAAGGATGCCACTATATCAATTGATTGGTTAGCAGATTGGAAAGGACAAACCAAAATTATAACTGGTCGACAGCATTCTGCCGGGGTAGAATTGAGATTAACTGGTACGCTAGGCAATTTGAATGCCAGTGGCGTCAACACTGTAAATGGTACAGGGGCATCGTTGATTGGAGCCGACCTCATCACTCAAACCAGTTACAGATCTAATATTCACTTCGCAGAAATCATTCAATATAACAGAGGACTAACAGACGCAGAATGTGCCACAGTTGAAACCTACCTCCAAAACAAATGGGACATAACAGTAGCAACACAATCAACAAACCCAGTCCTAAACTCTGATAATACATCAACAGCAACACCAACAACAAACGCTTGGTCAGGATCAATTGGAGAAATGCTTGTTTACAACCGAGCAATAAGCGATAAGGAAAGAAACCGAGCAGAAAACTATTTACAACAGAAGTGGAGAGTTACAGGAAGTAGCTAAACAATAATAACATTAAGGAGAAAACAATGGCAACAGTATTATCATTCACAACGGAAGCAGAAGCAGACACAGCACAAGCACAAGTGGCAACCAATATGGGCTTACCACGAGTTGGTGTGAACGCAGCAACTGGCTTACCAGAACCAAATGCTACAAGAACAACTGCTTGGGCAACAGTTCAAAAAAAGTGGGAAGAAGATAAATGGTATTTTTCTAAACCCCCTGAAAGTTCAATGGACGGTGTTTCGGGTCATACAGAAGAAGAAACTGACGACACTTGGCACGAGCCAATGGACGAAGATATGATGCCTTAACAGTGGCGAACAAAAATAACAAACTATTTATTATAGCAACATAGGACAAATAAAATGGCTTCATATCAAAACTATAAACCAGGGATCGGCTCTGTCGGATCATACCAAATAGCAGCAGTCCCTTACATTACAGGGTCGGCAGCGTTGACAGTCGGTGCGGAACATCAAATTTCATTTCCAGCAGTGGCAAGATCGGTCACAGTCGTACTGAATTCAGCGAGCACAGAAATGAAAGTTCATTTTAATGCTTCTGGTTCAGGTAATGTTGTAACTGGAAGACACTATGTTACTCTTGATAGTAAGGAAGACGCGGTGTCTTTTAATGTCCGTTGTAAAGAAATCTATGTCTCATCCACAACTGGAACCTGTACTTACACTGTCATCGCAGAACTTACCAGCATTGGAACAGGCGAAATGGGAGCATTGACCGGCTCTGGTTTGACTGAATAAAGGAACCAACAAATGGCACGTTACACACCAGGAGCATCAGCAGCAACAACAGTAAGAAGAAACTTGTGGCAAAAGCCGGCAACACCGCATGAATACGACGACGAATTTGAGAGTACAACGCTTGACCCAGCATGGGTTTATTACGTCAATGGTGTGCTTCACGGGTCTCCACCATCGTCAACCGCCATTGACATCTATGGCGCTGTGGCTGAGACAGAGGCGCGAATGCATACCCATGAGACCCACACACCAAGCTGGCTGAGGGTACAATGCTCGACGGATAACAACCACATGCATATGTTACAAAAGACCATAGACAGGTCGACGTGTGGTGATGACTTTTTAGTGTTGCTCCGATTCCGATTCACCCAAGACTTGTCCGCGTCTGACTATGAATCGCTGGTGATGCTACAGCTACAGAACGCGGCTGGTACGGATGAATCATGGATTCGAGTGGTACAAAAATATCACGGCAGTAGTGGTTTACTGGTGCAGGCGACAACGCCTGAAGGCAGCACCTCGACGACAACGGCGATAACAAACGAAGGCACAGCCATTCAATATATCGCAATGCAATGTGTCGGAAACAGTGTTTTTCATTGGTGTGGAACGTCGTCGAACTTCATCTTTGTTGGCGAGCAAGACCAGGGCACCACGTTTGAACCGACCAAGTTAATGCTAAAGTTTCGGCGTACTGCTGGAGACACTCAGATTCTGAGCGTCGATTTTGTCCGCATAATTCCGGGCGCGACATTCCCATTCTAATAAGGACAACAAACAAATGGCACGTTACACACCAGGAGCATCAGAAGCAGAACCTGATTTGAGTGAACTGTGGTGGCCACCTGAAACACCGCATGCTTACGACGAAGAGTTCGACTCCACAACGCTTGACCCGGCGTGGACATGGGGTGAGTGGGGCGCATTTTCAACGGTTGCCGGAACGCCCGATGTATACGGAGCAAACCCGACAGACCAGACTTACAGTCTAGCTCAAAGGCCGAGTTGGTTGCGGGTTCAGCCTGTGCCGGGTTCTGGTGGGAGCCTGTCGAGATCGATCACCTGTCCAACCAACTTCCTGGTTTGGGCACGGTGCTCATTTCAGCTTGATACGAACATTGCTGCCAATGAGATTGCGGTCGGCATACTGATTGGCGATGGAGTCGATAGCGTAGTTCTTTACCTCAACGAGAACGACTCAGGACAGACGCAAGCGCAGTTTGGACCATCAGCCACAGAAACCACGGACGTCGATGCAAAAGGTCAGGCCCTGGAGTATGTGGTGCTTCATAAGGTGGGCTCAACGATTCACGGCTGGGTTGGGACTGAAAGCAACTGGATTTACATGGGCAGCGCCGCAGCAAGTTGGACACCCAACACGGTCATGGTTCATTGGTGGAGTGGTGGCACAGCTAATAACATCGCAGCAGGGGATGCGCCTTGGATTGTTGGCTGCGACTTCATCCGCTTCATCGAAACAGACAAGTTCCCATTCTAAGGACAACAAACAAATGGCAAGATATAAACCAGGATCATCAGCAGCAGAAACAGTAAGAAGAAACTTGTGGGATCCACCTGCAACACCGCATGCATACGACGATGAGTTTGAGAGTACAACGCTTGATTCATCATGGTCTTATTACATCAACGACGTGCTTCACGGGTCTCCCCCGTCATCAACAGCAATTGACATTTATGGCGCTGTGGCTGAGACAGAGGCGCGAATGCATACCCATGAGACCCACACACCTAGTTGGCTGCGTGTGCAATGCTCGACGGATAACAATGACTACCACTTCTTGCAGAAGACCATTGATAGAGCGACGTGTGGTGATGACTTTTTAGTATTGGTCCGGTTTCGGTTTACGCAAGACCTATCGATGTCTTCCTATGAGTCGTTGGTAATGTTACAGCTAAACAATGCGGATGACTCTGACACCTCCTATGTGAGAGCGGGCAACAGTATATCGAGCGGGTGGAGGGTACACTGTTCTGCACCTCAAGGCAGTAACTCGATGACAACGGCGCAGACAAACGAGGGTGCTGCTATCCAGTATATTGGATTGCATTGCGTTGGTGACAGCGTTTTTCACTGGGCCGGGACAAGCTCGAATTTTATTTTGCTTGGCGAGGAGGCTTATGGTGCCGCGTTTGACCCAACCAAGTTGATACTGAAGTTTAGACGCTATGCTGGAGATACTCAGATTCTGAGCGTCGATTTCGTTAGGGTAATCCCCGGGGCAACCTTTCCATTCTAATAAGGACAACAAACAAATGAACTCTAAAAACCCTAAAAATACTCTATTTATCGCATCACTCTATCTTGGTTTTCTTGCGTTGGTTATCTACGCTTCTTACGTTATTTGAATAAACCGCTTATAGTGCCATAGTTACTATATGGACGAGGAACTTCCTCCTGTTAGCGGCTCAATACTTGTTGAAAACTGTTTCTATTGTCTAAACACTCGCAAAAAAAGAGTTGTTTATTACCCTGCGATGCCTTACTACTGGGTTGCCTGCCCCTACTGCGTCAGAACTCCCAACACAGCCGAAGATAAAATTAGAAGATCCAGAAAAATAAAAAAAGGTTAACAACTTTCTGGTTGTATGCTATAGTTATTGTATGGCATTTAGTGGTTCTAACATTAGAAAGCAAAAAGATGTTTTTCAGATGCTCCAAAGGCTCCTGGAAAAATCAGAAATCTTAGAAGATCACATGGCTATCAGAAGGGCAGAAGGAGCAACGCCAAAAGTTGATCTGGAAACAGCCAGATACTTGATTAGAGAGACCGATCTACAAAACTTAAGAGCGTGTGTTGCTACATTACGTTGGGTCGTTGGTGAACTTGACGATCTAAACTTCTGATACTATTTATTTTGTGAGCGAAAAGAAAACATCCGACAATAAAACTATTATCGTAGTTGCAGTAATAACCTCGCTAGCGGGTCTAGGGACGGCTGTGGTCAATCGTATCAGCCCAAACGAGCCAGCAGCCAAAGTAAGCTATGAAGTCGTCAAAGACGCTGTTGGCACCGTTGCTGACGACATTGATAAGTTGGAAACTCGCTTGAGAGAGGCGGAAAAAGCGCTGGCAGTTCTAAAACACTCTCGTGGAAACAGAAGACCACGATCAAGAATGAGAAAGAAAAGAGAATCACTCAAAAAACGGGTCAGAATGCCAGATTATAGCACCGTACAGAGAGGAAAAAGAAGATGAAGAAAATTATTATGTTAATGGCACTTGTTTTAGCAAGTTGTACCTACGATTATAAAATTCCAATAGACACAGACGCGATCAAATACGTTGTAGAACACCCAATCGCACCATCAGAGCCAGATACGGTAGAGAAAAGTGAGAAGATCGTCGAGATCACAGGGGAAGCAGAAATCTATACTCCTCAATCTATCAATTGTCCAGCATTGGCTGGCTTTATTTCCAGCAACATTCTTTTATCAACCTATTGTAACGTCGCACAGAAAGAAAATTATAAATGTTGTAGAGTTCCATACGACGATGATAACTTAGCCTGTAAGGTTTTCTTTTGTCACACAAATATAACGAAAGATTACACTGTTGCTTGTATGGGCTACAGTGATGAATGTGAATAACGCTACTAGTTATTATATGCGTTATGAATTTTTATTGATAATAATTCTACTTTTCGCCGCTTGCACGGTCAATTTAGAGGTTGATGAACTTCCAAAAGTAGAAGTAGAACATAAACTTACATTACCAGAGTCAGCTGACGGTACAATTCCACATCAGTGTGATAATTTGGCGAACATAGAGATGAGCAAGTTCTTTGAAGCAGGACTTTGTGACGAATATCAAAGAGAAAACTATACTTGCTGCGAATTTAAGTATAATGCGACATGTACTGTGTCTTTTTGTACAATGATAAAACCTTCATACGAAAAATACTGTACAATGATCAGTGATGAATGTCAGTTTTAGGAGAGACACATAACGCTAATAGAACGATGGCTAGAAAAACAGAAAAAGAGCAAATAAAAGAACTTAAACGACGACTGAAAAGCATAAACAAAGAGTGTGATGCGCTTAAAGATGAGAATGAATCTCTCTGGTTCCTTTTAGACGAGATGAAAGAATCAAGGATAGAGAACTTTACAGATGAGATAATGGAATTGTTGGAAGATACTCACGAAAAAATGGTAAAAATGAGAAAATCGATGGTTAGTAAAGCTTCAGAAGCGTAAACAATGCAAGAACTCCTAGAAAAAATGAAAAAAGACGGTGACGAACCCGAAAGAAGGAAGTTCGGAGCCTGTGTTGTCATTCTCAGAGGCAATCAGTTCCTCGCATTAGAAAGATCTTCAGAGTCAGAGTTCGCACCGGACAAATGGGGCTTTCCAGGAGGTGGTTCAGACCCGGGAGAGACCCCAGAAGAGACAGCAGCAAGAGAAACTTACGAAGAAACCGGTCTTATTGTCAACGAACTTGTGTTTTTGACAATGAAAGTGGGAAATAAAGGCAAATTTGTCTATTTTTTCGCTTGTGACGACTTCAGTGGTAAGGTTGATATGAAAAAAGTGAAAGAAGAGCACAAAGATTATGCTTGGATCGAACCTCACGAGATGAATAAGTATTCTTTTGCTGATAAAGTGGAAGGTTTTATCGATCGCTTAGTAACAGGAACAGTTTTGTGAAGAAAAATACAGGAGAGCCCATGATTCTATGAAGAAAATCACATTTATTTTAATATTGCTCCTTTTTGTGCCAGTGGCAGGAGCAAAAAGCAAGAAAAAAGCAAGATTTTATGACTTTAGCGACCAACTTATCGACGGAAAGCTACGAAAACCATCAACACTCTATATGGAATCCAGAACAAGAGCCAAATTCTCTAGATTGCTCAGTCTCAAGAAGAGTTTCCGACAAGAGCTAATGTCGTCAGGCAAAGATCCAGCCCTAAATAGGTAAATTCCTTTTTTTAGTGCCTATTTATAACACTATGGCTAAAAAAGTAAAAATCCTCATAAAAGAACTCAATACTTCTGGAATTGACGTCAATATCTCCGGTATGAACATGCGGAGACACCGATTAGGTTCCAGATCCAAGAAAAAAGACCAAATTGATCGATTAGAAGATGATCTAGACAAAACATTGACCACATTAGAGCGTTTAGAAGAGTACGTGCGACATTTGCACCGTATGATGACCCAAATGATTAAAAAGAACCGTAAAGGGGACAAATAGCCATGATTAAGTTGAAAATCAAGGATCACGCTGGTGGATGCGGTGATCATAGCGAAGAATTAGACTTTGAACCCCAAAAAGTGCTCCAAGAGGACATTTGGGACGGTGAAGCCCTTAGATTCGAGGTAAAAGAGGCATTATTGGCTATTGTAGAGGAATTTAAGGAGTTTTTGGGTCTAGAAGAGATTATTGTCGAAGATATCCAGCTTACAGGCAGTTTAGCCAACTATAACTACACTAGTTACAGCGATATTGACCTACATTTGCTTATTGACTTCGATAAGGTGGATGAAAACGATGATTTGGTCAAAGAATACTTCAAAAGCAAGAAAAACCTCTGGAATAACCGCCATAACATCCGAATTAAGGGCTTTGAGGTGGAAATTTACCCTCAAAACGTCGATGAAATGCACCATTCTACCGGTGTTTACAGTATTTTAGAGGATAATTGGGTAAAAACACCCAAAAAGTCCCATTTTGATGTCTGTCACAGCTGTATTAACAACAAAGTAGACGATTTTAAGCGCAAAATCGACGAAATACCCGGTTCAGAGGACCCTTTAGAGACAATTTCGGCTCTAAAAGAGAAGATTTGGGGTATGAGAAAGGCTGGATTAGAGGAAAAAGGGGAGTTTTCAACCGAAAATCTGGCATTTAAGGTGCTCCGTAGGGCCGGTTATCTGGCTAAAATGGACGATTTTAGGCGTTTAGAGTACGATAAATCCTTTTCATTATTGGATTAGAGTGGGGAAACTATGCCTGACATCGATAAAAACCTAATCGATCTTAAGAGACACATAGCAAAAAACATCCCAGGGTTCGAGATTAAAGCAAAAAACAAGAGTAAGTTTATTAAGTTCCTGTCTTTTCTGCTGTTTTTCAACAAAGGGTTCATGACAAACTACATAACTACGCTATATCCTAGGATATTCGTGCCGGATGATACTTGGGAGAAGAGAAACCCCTTATCTGCTGTAATGGTGTATGCTCACGAGTATGTACACCTAAAAGATCGCCATTTAATGGGCTGGGGCTTCAATTACCTCTATCTAACCCCTCAACTTTATTCGTTATTCGCGTTATTGGCTATTTTTGCTAGCAATTGGTGGCTATTATCTTTATTATTCTTATTACCCATCCCTAGCCCCGGTAGAATGTGGTTAGAACTGCGAGGGTACACAATGACGATGGCTGTGGCTCATTGGTACGGATATACTGTCGTTCCCAACCATTATATAAAGTATTTTACAAAATCGGGCTATTATTGGATGTTTCCATCTGATAGGATTATGGAATGGCTATTATGGCGAGAGTTTGAGAAGATCCGTGATAATAATCTAAGTCCGCTGCAACAAGAAGTAAAAGAAGTGTTATTCCCAGCGAAATAACTATTTATAACAGACTCCAGGGGTAAAATAATGTTTATTACAGAAAGACGATTATTCAAGGACACAATTGAGATCCTAGAAGAAGATAAAGAGTGGTGGCTTAAGCGACGACCACGAGATAAGAAAAATTTAAGAGTTTTGCTTGGAAAATCAGCCAAAGGCGGAAAATATACAAAAAAAGGAGCACCATTTACGAATGATCCTCCAAAATACAAAGGAAATAAAGGGGCGCCGGGATTGGGTATGCTTCAAGAGCGATTCAGCATTAATACTCTTAAATCGTTAAAAGTTGGCGAAAGTTTATCGATAACCCCGAAAAAAGATATAAGTGGTATGATGAAGAAGGGCACAACTTATTTTATAACAAAGTCCAACGAAGATACATTTTCAATCAATCCCCCAGTAATGGGAAAAAAAGTTGTTTCTCTAAGTGATTTAGAATCTATAGCTAATAGTATTAACCCTAATGACTTTGTGGTAAATAAAGGAAAAAGTAAAAAAGCTACAATGAAAACTGAAATTTCGCCAAATCAACAAGAAGATGTAGCAAAGAAACTAACTAAAAAACACATACCCGGAGTTTCTGGTAGTTTTATAAGTAAAGTAGGTGATTGGTTTAAAAATAGTGCTTTTATTAAAACTATTGGTGATGTTATAAATTGGTTTAGAAAGCTTTGGAAAAAGTATACTGGCGGGAAAGAAGAAAAAGAAGTCGAGAAACAAGAGCTTGCCGCAGGTGTTACAGTTACAGATGGTAAAGGAAAGACTAGAATTGGTAAAGTAGAGGGAAAACGAGCAGTGTTTTTACCAAATGAGACTAGACTAGGCGGTACTAGAGCTTGGAGAAACAATAATCCTGGAAATCTTAGATTAACAACGGCATGGGAGTCTTATGGTGCTATTGGTCGAGAAAAAGCCGGCAGAGGCGGGTTTGCTATCTTTCCAGATGAGGCAACGGGGACTAGAGCGTTGGAAACATACATAAAAAGATTTGGCATCAATAAAGGCAAAACTATTGCTAAATTTATGAGAATGTATGCCCCCAAACAAGATAAAAATGATCCTGCTAGTTATGCCGCCAAAATAGCTAGAAAACTTAATGTAGATGTTGATACACCAATGAATACTCTACCGATTTCATCAGTTGCTATTTTTGCAAAAGCGATAAGAGGTGTAGAAGGTTGGCGGGCAGGTAGTATCGCTCAACCTTATGATTTTACAACGGCTGTTGCATAAAATCCTTTACAATCAAGCAGTTTTATAGTATAATAGTACTATCTTTCATACACAAGGAGTTTCTATGATTGCAGATGTAGTTCTTGGTCTTCAGCACGGAGACGAAGGCAAAGGGAAAATTACGCACCATTTATGTAAAACTGGTGGGTATACTCATGTTATTCGTTTTAATGGTGGCTGTAACGCTGGTCATACAATTTATCACAAAGGTAAGAAGTTTGTTACTCACCACATTCCTGTAGGAGTGTTCTTTGGGGTTAAATCTATTATTGGTCCAGGTTGCGTTCTAAATCCAATACAGTTTTTAAAGGAACGTCAAGAACTTATTGACGGTGGAATAGATTTAGACGGATTGCTTTTTGTTGCCGAAAACACACACATTATTACTAGTGAGCATTTAGAAGAGGACGGGAAAGATACAAAGATCGGCACAACAAAGAGAGGCAATGGACCAGCTTATAGAGACAAATACAATCGTTCAGGTTACATAGCAAAAAATGTCAACATTCTACAGCCTTATCTTATTAATATGTATGAAGCACTCCATGACAACAAGGAAAAAGAAGTTAAAATCCTCTTTGAGGGTGCTCAGGGTTTTGCTCTTGATATTGATTGGGGTGATTATCCTTTTGTAACTTCCAGTCATTGTACAGTAGGTTCTGCTCTTCTAAATGGCGTTCCTCCGCAAGCTATTCGTAATGTTTGGGGTGTTGCCAAGATCTATGAGACATATGTCGGCGCAAAGAAGTTTGAGCCAGACATTCCTATTTTTAAGAGGATTAGAGAGGTTGGCGAAGAGTTTGGAGCAACAACAGGACGTCCAAGACAGTGTAACTGGCTAAACTTCGAAATGCTGGATAAGGCAGTTAGAGTTAACGGCGTTAATAAGCTTATTTTCAACAAAATAGATGTTCTTGACGAAATTGGGCAGTGGGCTCTAAAAAGTGAATCAGGTTATAAAGTTTTTAGTACTGGGCAACGGATGCAGGACTGGATTATAGAACAATTCAAGCGCAATGAATTCTTGGGAATAGAAGTTATTTTCTCAGGAGACAAAAACGGCATTTAGCAACTATTTATAGCACTATGCCTTGCTCCAAAATTACAAACAATTCAAACTTCGAAGTAGACAAACATCAACCTATGTTTGACAGCTTCTTTCCTTATAGCCAAAAAGTTCTTGGTTTTGATAAGCCGTTTTCTTTAAATTTTGCTTCAGATCAAGAAAATTCTGCTAATCCGTTAGGAAGGACAGCACATTATGACCCTTCCAGTTCTGAAATAACTATTTATGTAGATGGGCGGCATATAAAAGATATTATGCGGTCTATCTCTCACGAATTGGTTCATCACGCACAAAACTGTCGTGGTGAGTTTGATAAGGGGATTAGCACAGATGCTGGTTATGCTCAAGAAGACGGTCATCTGCGTGGAATGGAAAGAGAAGCGTATGAGAAGGGCAACTTGTGTTTTCGTGACTGGGAAGACCAGTATAAACAACTAAGGGAAAATAAAATGACTAAACTCGTTAAAAAAGAAATTAAGAAACTGTTGAAGGAGGCATATAACCCCTTGGATCCACAGTCGCGACCAGCTGCGGTGCCGTCAATGGTTGATTCTCGCGAACAGAAGATGCTTTATGTTATTCGTAAAACTTCATGGGGTAAAAATTATACCGATGATTTTTGGAATGATTTTTCTGATAAAGAAAAACTTATGGTTTTTAAAAAAGCAAAAAAAGACTTAGCGGATCCACAGCCCAGCCCTGCTCCAAGAAAAAAGAAAAGACGCTTTCCTACTATTAGGGCGCCGATTGTTAAAGGGATACAGAGGGAACTATTAAAATTTTTTGGTGGAGTAACTGTTGGAGAATCAAAAGAATTAAATGAGCGCGATATAAGTGCGGCTGAAATCTTAGGAGGGAGAGGAAAAATCGATGGGGCACTCGGACCCACAACCTTTAAAAGCATCAAAAAAACACCTTGTGGAAAAGGTTTGTTTCTGGGTAATCTTAAAGATGTCCTACCTAACATTCTTAAATGCTTACAAAAACAAAATGGAACAAAAGTAAAAAAACCAGTAGCTTCTAAGGCACCGGTGGATTATGGACAATCAACACCTACAATTACATCTTTAGAAGAATCAAAAGTCGACTTCACCAATAAACATCTCGAACCGGTTAGAAAACGATTTTCAAAACTATTCGAAGCATTAGTTAAAAAAGGTAATAAAAAATGAGTAAAAGCTTTCATAAAGAACAAATAAAAAGATTTCTTTTAGAAGAGAAAATAGAGAAAGATGAGGAACCAGAACTTTTAAATGAAGCGTGGCCTCTGGTGGCCGCGATTGTAGCAGGTCTTGGCGCATTGGGATATGCAGGCTATGCAAATCGAGAACAATTTGACTACAGTGCAAAATGGAAACGTAGAGTGGGGGCAGCGTACAAAAACCCAGAAGCTTTCGACAAGCTCCTAGATGACGCCTTGTTCGATAAATATACCTCTGACGCTTCAGCTAAAGCTGCCTTAGATGGAATAGCTGCTGCGATCGGCAGATGTAAACATAGTCGTACTAAAAAAGAAGGTGCTTACGACTCTTATGCTTATTGTAAACAAATAAAGAAAATTCTTAGAAAGCCCGGGAACAACCCCTTTATTGGAAACCCAGCAAAATATAGCAGAAAAAATATTGAAGATCAGTGGCACAATGTTTCAGCAGTTCAAGACGATCTAAAAGACAAAATTTATACTGCACTGCCAAAACTTGCCAATTTTAAGCTTGGAGCACCACCGGAAGATGATGAAGATTTTGAAAAAGATGGACCAAAGGGCAGTAAAGGGCCAAGCTTTGGCAATCTGAAAAAAGCAAAAGGAGAAGTCATAGCTGTTTATGGGACGCGTTCTAAAGTTTTTGTGCCTGGGGTTTCAACTGATAGATTTGACTTGAAGCAGAGAATATTATTTAGTACCACGTTTAAAGATTCTTTTGAAGCACTAGCCAAAGGAAAGTGCGATCTTGGAAGTATGTATGATAAAAGCACAGATTCTTGTATACGCATCTCTCGTCCAGAACTGAAAATTAGTTCACACGTTGTTACAGCTCAACAAGTAGAAGGTGGAACAGAATTAATTGTTAACAAAGGAAAAAATTGGGGAATAAACATTGGAGCAAATGTCCGTTTCCCGGGAGCTTCAAGTTCATCTGGAACCGGTAAAAGAGGCAGAACGGGCGGTGGAGTCAAATGTTCTTCTAAACTCCTAAAAAGAGGTTGTAGAGGTTCATTAGTTACAAAACTCCAAACAAGATTAAAACAATTAAATTATGATCTTGGGAAGTACGGTGTCGATGGTAAATACGGCGGAGCAACCGCCGGCGCTGTTTCAGCTTTTCAAAAAGATAGCGGTTTGGGAGTAGACGGTGTAGCAGGTAAGAATACATTAGCAGCATTGTTTAGTAAAGCGGCGACACAGAAAGCTAGCGTCCCTGCTGCTGACGTTGCTGATGCCGGACCAAAAGCATCAAAAGTTGGAGGGGGCGTAGTTAGTCAGATTAAAGCGAAAGCAGATCGATTCATACAGACATACATTGATCGTGCCAGAAGAGAAGGAGTTTCTGATGATAAAATTTGGAACATTGTCAAAAACTATAACAAGACTAATGCTAAAGCAATCAACACTGCGCTCGAAAAAGTATCTTATCTAAAAGAATCCAACATGAACAAGGTTCTCGCAGATCACAAAGAACAGGTTCTCGTTGAAAGGCTCGAAAAATTAACAAAAGGTCTTGTGTAGAGGTCGATTAAATGAAAACAAAGTCCTTATTAAATGAAGGCGGTGTGGCAGGACATATGTCCCACCTCTATGATAATCCAGAACTCACTTTTGCGAAGATGAAAGAAATCTTTCATAAAGCCTCTGAAGGCGGATTACTTGGAACAGAAAAAACAGACGGTCAAAATCTCTTTATTACATACAACGTAAGAGAAGGCAAAGCAAAAGCAGCCAGAAATAAAGGAAACATCAAGTCAGGTGGATTAGACGCTGCTGGTTTGGCTGCAAAGTTCAAAGATCGAGGAAACCTAGAAAAAGCATTCAACGACAGTTTCGCAGCATTCGAAGAATTCGCTTCCAGCTTAAAACCAGAAACACAAGTAAGGATCTTTGGAGAAGACGGAAACATTTATTACAACTCTGAAATCCAAGATCCTCTTTCTCCAAATGTAATACAATACGACGAAGCAACTTTGGTTATTCACGAAGTTGGACACGCCTACTTTAACAAAGAAACAGGCAGCGTAGAAGAAGTAGACGTTACAGAAAATGCAAAAGCAATGCAGGCGGCTTTGGAAAATCGCTTTGATCCAAAAGACAGCAGATTTAGGGTTCAAAGGAATGCTATTGTTCAGCTTCAAGCTCTGTCCGATAAGGAGCCTTTGAAACGGGCATTAGCAGCCCTAGAAGCCGCTCTAAGCGCAGTAAATCTTCCCGACACATCAACAACGGGTGAATACCTTTTGGCGCGTTTAGAGCCCATTCTGAACGCAGAAGGTGTTTCTTTCAAAGAGGGTCAATACAAAATGCTGATCCAAAAGATTTTGGGGCACCCCGGGGTGTTTGTTCGCAATATCAAAAAGGGACACACACCGGAAGATCAGAAGAAAATTGCGGCTATGATCAAGAATGGTCCACGTTTCCTCAAAGACGCTATGCGTCCCATAGAAGAAATAGTTCATGAGTTCGCCACTGAAATGGTGAATGGTCTCCAAAGTGCTTTTGTGTTGGATAATACAAAAGAAGTTCAACGACTAAGAGGTAAACTTAAAAATGCTATTAGTGCTATTGAGGCAGCCGCTGATGAAGGAAACCTTGAAATCTTATCTCAGCAAATGGAAAAACTCAAGAACATCGAAAGTGTTGGAACAGCCGCAGAAGGTTTCGTATTCAATTTCGATGGTTATACATACAAATTTACCGGTAGTTTTGCCCCAATGAACCAAATCCTAGGTTTATTCAAATACGGGCGAAAAGGCAAAGAAGCACTACCAGATTTATTCTTAGGTGATGACGCCACTAAGGGCGAGGCAGAGTTCCTTTACGGCGAACCTGAACCTGAGAAACCTTATGTTAATGAGAAGCTGACAGGACCTAGTGATCATGTTACAATACTGTATCCGGGCGGTTTTAAGCCACCACACGCTGGTCATTTTGAACTGGCAAAACGCTACGTTGAACACCCAAATGTTGAAAAAGTTATTATTATGCTTGGTCCGAAAGAAAGAACTTCGAGAGACAAGAAAGTTGTGATTGATAAAGAAGCGTCTCTTTTCCTTTGGGGTAAATACAAAAACGCTCTCGGTGAGAAAGCCGTTATTGCTGACATGCCAGAAGAAGCAAAAGGTAATCCTATGAGGGCTGCTTATAAATGGGTTGAGAAATTCGCACAAGAAGGCGAAGTATTTGCACTTGCAGCCAGCGATAAAGACGCAGGAAGAGCAGAAGCTTTTGCTGAAGGTCATTGTCACCCATCCGGTAAATACTGTATTTCTGGTGTAGACGTTGTAGAACTGGCTGTTGAAACTCAAGCTATAGTTTATAAAAATAGAACTGATGGTAATAATGATGCGAACATTAGTGCCTCTCAAATGAGAGAAGATTTAGCGGCTGGTGATAAAGAGAACTTCAAAACCAATTTACCACAAGAAGTCGCTGGTCAAGCCGATGCTATCTATGATTATCTCACAACTGGCGAAGAACAAGAGCCAGAAGTCCAAGATCAGAAGCCACACGATGTTATTGACCAAATGATAAATGAAATTATTGCATGTAAAGGTTATAAAATCAAAATACATTCAGAAGAAGAACTAGAAGAGATGTCTTCTATGGCTGGTGGTTCTGTAGCAGGTTATGCCGGTGGTGGAAAGAAAAAAGGAAAAAAGCAAACTAATTACATTAGACGCGGACTCAAGGAAGATGCTATGAATTTAGAAGAACAAAAACTACGACAACTCATTCGTAATAAACTTAAAAAGAGGGCAGTTATGCAAGAACAAGAAAAACTGGAAGAACAAAAGCTTCGTCAGCATATTCGAAAACTTATTATTCAAGAAGCTGCTGATGAAAATCCCACTCGTTCAACCGGAATTAATAAACTGGTCGGTACTCTTAAAATTATCCTCAAAACAATTGAGAGAGGTTATAAAGGATTGGCAACAAGCTCTTCCCAGCGAGAATCTTATAAAAAGCACCTAATCAAAGCTATGATTGATACTCTTTCACCTCACGATGCTTTGATGAGTTTTAGTGCCGATGAAAGTGAAGAAGACGATTTAATGGCTGAACCTGACATGGCGTTACAAGAACTTAAAATGGATGTTGATGACGATCCTGTTGCTGATAGTCCTCTTGGCATTGATCCAAGCGCAGCTGAAGGTGAAGAGTTAAAAACTCCTGCTGAAAAAGAAGCAGAAGCTGCCGCAGAGGAAGAAGAAGTCGCAGCTGCTGATAGAAAAAAGAAAGAAGGTTATAAAGATGTTGATGGCGGGGAACAATTGTTTCCTGAAATTCCTGGACTAGATCTTACTGGTAGAGATGAAGCCGTTGACATTTACAAAAAAGTTATTGATGCTGTGACGCGGCAATATGCCAGACTGCATGACGAAGACGATAGAAAGCATTATAAAGATTATCTCGTAACCAACCTATTGCTACATTTTGACAAATGGGAAAATGATATTTCTGGAGAATTAGGCGATATCTCCACTCCAGAATACGAGAGGCAGAGCCAAGCAGCAGCTGAATATAGTCCAGGTGCTGAAGCTGAAGCTTTACAAGAAGCTATTACAAAGGCTATCATTGCCACGATTACAAAAAGTTCTTGATTTTTCTTAAGATTTATGCTAAGATCCTAAAAGATAAGCAGTAAGCTGATAAGTTAAGTAATTATTGTATGAAAGAAGTTGATTATACAAAAAAAGATATTAAATATTATAGTATATCTAAGAAATTAAAAAGAGATAAGAAGATCTCAGAAGACTTCGAAGTTATGTTAAATAACCTATCTCTAGAAGAAATTATAGCTCTTAAGTTAGAGTTAGCTTCTAAAGTAGTTAAGAATAAATTATACGGCATTAATATATATAAGACCCTACCTAGGATCTCCAAAGATGCTGCTTTAAAGTATGCTATTTCAGCTTGTAGAACTAAGTATTCAGCAGCTGCTTTTTTAGGAATTACATACAGAAGGTTAAAACAAATACAAAGGAAGTATAATATATACGGATACTTTGACGAACAGAAAGATGATTTATGAAGAAATAGCAAAAAGCATAGGAAGACTGGTAGACGAGAAGAATGCAGCATACGGCTCTTCATTCGATAAAAGCGATCAAATAGTTAAAATCTTATATCCAAATGGTGTACAACCACACCAATACAAAGATCTATTAGCAATGACAAGAGTAATAGATAAACTTTTTAGAATAGCAACTAGCAAAGATGCGATGGGAGAAGATCCTTGGCAGGACATTGCTGGCTATGCTATTTTATCTGTGGTATCAAATAAAAAAAATAAAACAGAACCGTATTATAAACATAAAACATATATGCCTAATTTCAATCCCTCTGTGCAAGAGAGAGACAGAAATAGAGAAAAGGATATTACAACCGCTAGCGGACAAGAGGAAATCGAAGACAAGAAGCTTCTTTATTAATGAAACTAGTTATTACAAGTGATATAATAAAGGAGTTAGAATGCGAAAAAATAAAAGGTATTATTGGGCTAGCCAAGAAGAGATAAAGGGAGTAGAGCAAGAAGAGGGGTTTGAGGAGTTAACTCCGTCACAACAAGTTATGCTTTTGGACACAATAGGTGCCCAGCTTAATGCACCTCCTACCCCGAAAGATGATTTTATAGAAGTTTCCAATAATAGAATTTATTTTTATTCCAGCATCCAAAGACGGAAGGTGATGGTTCTTAATAAAACTCTTCGTGAACTTTCTACAGACATCCGCCACAGTGCCACTATTTTAGAATCAACCCCAGCTAGTATTTTTCTTCACATCAACAGTCATGGTGGAGATTTGTTTACCGGTTTAGCAGCAGTTGACGAGATTATCAAATGTGATGTTCCAATCACCTCTATTGTTGATGGTTGTGCTGCTTCTGCTGCTACTCTTATGAGTATTGTTGCCGATCATCGTCAAATTAATAAACACGCTTATATGCTAATACACCAGCTTTCTTCTGGAATGTGGGGTAAATACAGCGAGTTAAAAGACGAGATTGAAAATCTAGATAGATTAATGGAAATGATTAAAAGCATTTATACAGAATACACAAAACTTCCACTAGACAAATTAGAGAAGATTTTGGAACATGACATTTGGTTTGATGCTGAAACTTGTCTTAAGTATGGGCTGGTTGATGAAATCATTTAACTGAGTGAACAAAAAATGGCAAAGAAAACTTATGTTTTAGACACAAACGTTTATTTAACTGACTCATCGGCAATAACTTCATACGGCTACAATGACATCGTAGTTCCAATAAAAGTTCTAGAAGAGATAGATAAACACAAGAAGCGACAAGATAGCGTCGGTGCTAATGCTCGTCGTGTTATTCGTTTTTTGGATGACCTTCGCGCAAAAGGAAATCTTCATAAAGGTGTCCGTATTGGAAAAGGAAAAGGAATAATCAAGGCAAGAAGCTTTGATCCAGAGATTCTTCCACCCGGGTATAATAAAGATGATCCAGATAACCAGATTTTAAGCACTGCTCTTACTGAAAAGGGCGATAACCCAAAAAGAAAAGTTGTTGTTGTTTCAAGAGACATTAACATGCGTGTCAAGTGTGATGCTCTGGGATTAGCCGGCGAGGATTACATTGTTGAAAAGCTTGTTAGCAGCCGCTCTGACATCTTTACCGGCGTCACCAAACACTTGGTCGACGATCAGATCATTGATCAATTTTATTCTGGTGAGGGTATCCTTTTAGATAAGGAAGAAGTTCGATTGTGCCCAAACCAGTTCATAATGTTAATTTCTAACTCTAACGAAAAGAAAACAGCATTAGCTAGATTTCATAGTTATATGAAGCCGCTAACAAAGATAGTTGAATGTTATGATAATCGTTTCAAAATAAAGCCGAGAAACAAAGAACAAGAATTTGCCCTCAATCTTCTATTTGATCCAAAGGTTCAAGTAGTTACGCTCGTTGGAGCAGCTGGAACAGGAAAAACATTAATTGCTCTTTATTCTGGAATGTGTCAAACGTTAGATAACTGGAAAGGTGTAATACCAAAACAAGCAGAATACGAAAGAATGATTATTTCTCGTCCTATTCAGCCGATGGGAAAGGATTTAGGTTATCTTCCAGGCTCATTAGAAGAAAAGATGTCTCCGTGGTTGTCACCGATCAAAGATAATCTTCGTTTTTTGATGAACAATAAAAAAGATCAGTTAAAAGAATACGTAGAACAAGGCATAATAGAGGTAGAAGCACTTACATATATTCGTGGAAGATCTGTTAATAACGCTTTCATTATTATTGATGAGATCCAAAACATGACCGTTCATGAATTAAAGACAGTTGTCACACGCGTTGGCGAAGGATCGAAGATAGTTCTTATGGGTGATGTTGAGCAGATTGATAATGTTTATTTAGACGAGACAACCAATGGGTTAACCTACGCTGTAGAAAAATTCAAAACACATAACATTACAGGTCATGTTACATTAAAAAGAGGAGAAAGGTCAAAGGTCGCAACGTTGGCAGCCAAAATACTTTAGGAGAGAATGATGAAAGAGTGGTTAACAAACTATGTTGGAGAAGCAGTAAGCCCAGAGGACGAAAACGTAACTGTTGAGATGATAGTAGAGGTAATGGCTAAAGAATTTCCAGAGTTTTTACTAGTGGTGGCTGAAGAGAACTTTATTCGTGGCTATGAACAAGCATTAGACGACGTAAGGGAGATTAAAAAGAAGTATGCACAACCTGAAGTTAACAAACTATATTAAAAAAAGTAGTACTGTTATACCAAATAAGAAAGAAACCCTTTTCTTTAAGGATGTGGTCGTTTATATAAAAGACCCCTTACCAGAGGAAGTTTCATTAAAAGCGGTTCTTTCAAAAATAGAAGAAATAATCCCAAAACATTTAGCAACAAATGTAGAGGCAATTTATGTTGGCAAATTTGAACATTTAGAAAGTCGAGAAGTTAACGCAGCATATTTAGAAGGCGCACTATATATTAGCAACGATCAGGACGACGAAGAAGATTTACTGGACGATATCGTTCACGAACTAGCCCATTCTGTTGAAGAACAATATGGGCTACAAATTTATGGTGACGGTTCTTTGGAAAAGGAATTTGTCAGAAAAAGAAAAAAACTTTATAACCTTCTAAGGTCTTACGACTATAATGTATCAAGAGCGGCATTTCTCAGTGTTGATTTTTCAGAAGATTTTGATACGCTGTTGTACAAAGACATCGGGTATGACAAATTGGAACATTTTACAATGGGCCTCTTCCCATCTAACTATTCTGTTACCTCTCTGCGAGAGTACTTCGCAATTGGCTTTGAATCTTATTTCCTAAATGACCGACAAGAGCTATTAAAGGTGAGCCCGGAACTATTTAGTACTGTTGAACAACTAGTTTCAACGGGAGAAGAAGATGAAGAAGAAATTTGGCTCAATAGTGAACAACATCACACGTCATATTGACTCGTTTCGTGAAACAGTAGCACAAGCTCAGAAGAAGGCAGAAGAGGTAAAAAAAGAAGAACCTCCGAAAGAAGAGCCAAAGCCAGAGCAGCCTCCCGAAGAAGAAATAGTTGACATTTATACCTTAATGAGTTATAATGAACTTCGGAACTTAGCAAAACAATATGGTATCAGTACATACCGGGTCAAAAAAGAAGATTTGATAGTTGAGCTAAAAAAACACGAAGAGGAATAAATGGCAAATGGCCACATTAGTTATTCAGAATTCAAGATTTGGAGTGAGTGTCCCTGGCGACATAAGCTCAGTTATTTAGATAAATTATCAACATTTAACGGAAATGAGTTTACAGCGTTTGGAACAGCTGTCCATGAAGTTTGTGAAAGAACTGTCAAGGACGAAGAAGATCAAACTCCTGAAGCATTCCAAGCAGCATTTTCAAAAGAATTAAAAAAATTAACTGTCGATCTAAATAAAAAGTTAGTCGTTGAAATGAATGTACAGGGCAAAGCAATGCTTCCTGAGATCTTTCCAGCACTTAAAGAATATTTTGGAGAATACGAAATTGTTGAAGCAGAAGAGAGACTCTATGAACCAATAGAAGATAGCGAGCTACTTTTCAAAGGTTTCATAGATCTAGTGTTAAAAACAAAAGACGGTAAGTATCACATTATCGATTGGAAAACTTGTAGCTGGGGTTGGGATGCTAGAAAAAAATCAGATAAATTGATCACTTATCAGCTAACTCTTTATAAAAACTACTATGTACAGAAGCACAATTTAGATCCAAAAAACGTAGAAACACACTTCGCTCTCTTAAAAAGAACGGCGAAAAAAGATAGAGTGGAAATCTTCCGTGTAACCAGCGGAGAAAGAAAAACAAAAAATGCACTTAAAGCTTTGAACTATTCCCTCTATAATATAAAAAAATCACGCTTTATTAAGAACCGTCTTTCTTGTAAATACTGTGAATTTTATCAAACAAAGCATTGTCCATAAGAAAAAAAGAACTAAAAAATTGATGGATGCCGGTTATAATGTTATTATCATTTGGGAAAATGATTATTTAGAAAATAAACAAGTTGTAATAGAACAACTTTTGGAGAGGTTAAATGAATAAGGAAAAAATGAACGAAGAAAAGATCAAAATCTTTACGATTTCAGATATGCCGTTAGTGACTTAGCGGCAGTAAAATTGGGTGAATTGCTGGAAACCCCTCAGAGTCAAATAAACCACAACATAATTGGAAACGATAAGTGTGAAGGTTAGAAAATTATTTGAATTGGACAATCAGCAGCCAAGCTCCTGTTTAGAAATAATGGAGAAGGTTCAGAGACTACGGTAAGCCTAAGTTGTTAATATGGTGATAATCCGACAGCGCCCAACACTCATGAGAGTGATGATATAGTCCGACTGTTTATGAAAGTAAATAGGTTTTTGTAAGTCCATCTGGAGTAGGCACCCAGACTCGATACGTTATTGAAGGTTTGTTGAAGACCGGTAAATACAAATTTGTTTCTCTAGGAGGGGCAATCAAACACCAACAATACCAACCAGTCAAAACAGAAGAGTGGGGAGATGATTGGGTTATTTATCCAGTTGATGGGTTTGGAAACCCAGATGTTATTAGATCTATTATCAGAAATGAAAAACCAGCACTTCTTTGGTTTATGACAGATCCTCGCTTTTATGAATGGCTCTGGGCGATAGAAGATGAGATTCGACCATTGATGCCAATGGTTTATTATCACGTTTGGGACAACTATCCTTATCCAGTTTTCAATCGTAAGTTTTATCTTTCCAATGATTTCATAGCCACTATTTCAAAGGTTACAGACGACTTTGTAAAAACAGTAGCACCAGAGGTTGAACGAGAATATGTTCCACACGCTGTCGACTCAGAAGTTTTTAAACGCCTAACAGACGAAGAAATGTTACATTATAAAGGTAAACACTTTGGAGCCGGCGATAAAAAAGTTACTTTCTTCTGGAATAATAGAAACGCTCGTAGGAAACAAAGTGGATCATTAGTTTGGTGGTTCAAAGAATTTCTTGATCAAGTCGGACACGACAAAGCAAGACTGATTATGCATACTGATCCAAAGGATCCTAATGGACCAGATTTGGAAGCGTATGTACATGAACTTGGGCTTACCAATGGTGAGATTATGTTTTCAAAAGCAAAAGTTCAACCACAAGATCTGGCTGTGATGTATAACATCGCTGACTGCGTTATTAACATTTCAGACGCAGAAGGCTTTGGACTTGCTACTTTGGAAGCATTGTCTTGTGAGACACCTATTATTGTTAGTATGACCGGCGGACTTCAAGAGCAGGTTACTGATGGCAAAGATTGGTTTGGTGTTGGTCTTGAACCAGCTAGTAAAGCTGTAATCGGTTCACAACAAGTTCCCTTCATTTATGAGGACAGGGTTGCCAAAGAGGATTTCCTTGCTGCGATGCATAAAATCTACAAGATGACCGACAAACAACGTCATAAACTTGGAAAGAAGGGTCGTAAGCATGTAGAAAAGAATTACAACTTTGAGAACTTTCACAAGTCTTGGAATCGTATTATTGCTAAAACACTAGAAAAGCACGGCTCTTGGAGCACTCGTAAGGAACACAAGGCATGGACGCTTAAGGAGGCAGCATGAAAAAGAAAGTATTGATTCAGGGACCAATTCTAACACAATCTGGTTACGGCGAACACGCTCGTTTAGTTTATAGAGCACTTAAATCCAAAGAAGATCTATTTGAGGTTTATGTAAACCCTATTAACTGGGGTAAAACATCTTGGCTTTGGGAAGACACACAAGAACGAAGAGACATCGACGCCTGTATTGCTAAAACACAGATTTATGGACAACAGAGGGGTCAATTTGATATTGCTATGCTTGTAACTATTCCAACTGAATGGGAGCAATACAGAGCAGCCCCAATCAATATTGGCGTTACGGCAGGAATTGAGTCAAATAAGGTTGCTCCGAAATGGCTGGAAGCAGCTAATCGTTTTGTTGATAAAATTATTGTACCATCAGAATTTGCGAAGAAAACATACGGTGACACAACTTATCAAGGTAAGGATCAAAATGGTAATGATGCTATTTTGAAGCTGGAAAAGACAATCGATGTTGTAAACTACCCAATCAAAAAACTCGAAGAAGTAGATCTAGGAATCAAACTAGACTATGATTTTAACTTTCTAACAGTCGCTCAATGGGGACCAAGAAAGAATGTTGAGAACACTATTCGCTGGTTTGTGGAAGAATTTATTGATCAAGAAATTGGTTTGGTTCTCAAAATCAACAGAGCAAATAACTCCATTATTGATAAAGAAGCAGTTGAAAACGGTGTCAATGCTCTTCTCAAAGAATACCCAAATCGAAAATGTAAGGTCTATGTTCTTCACGGCTACATGACTGAATCTGAATTACATTCACTTTATAAACATCAACAAGTCAAATGTCTATTATCGTTAACACACGGAGAAGGCTTTGGCTTACCTTTGTTCGAAGCAGCTTACAGCGGGCTTCCTATCATTACTCACGACTGGGGCGGACAAACTGATTTCTTGTTACACGAGGTCAAAAACAAAAAGAAGACAAGAACAAGAATGCTCTGTGGCAAAGTTGACTACGATCTTAATCCAATCCAGAAAGAAGCTGTCTGGGACGGAGTACTTCAAGCAGACAGTCTTTGGGCTTTTCCTAAACAGGGTAGCTGCAAAATGAAGATGCGAGAGATGGTTAAGGACTATGGTCGCTACTGGGCTCAAGCGAAGAAGCTAAAGAATATGCTGGAAGAGGATTTCTCAGAAGAAAAGATTTATGAGAAGATGGCTGAAACTCTTAGTCCATATGTTCAAGTCGATGAAGAAATAGAGAAGTTGTTTAATGAAATTACCTTATGATAGTATTTGTTAGTGATTATTTTTCTAACCAAATAACTGGCGGCGCCGAACTAACCTCTGATGCTTTATTGGAAGCCAGATTATCACCAGTTATTTGTATTAATTCTCAGAATATTGCTTCACAAACAATAAATCAGTTTAAAGACAGCCGGTGGATACTTGGTAACTTCTCTATGATACCTGATAATTTTCTATTAGAGATCATTAAAAATGTTAAAGATTATTCTGTAATAGAATACGACTACAAGTATTGTAAATACCGTTCAACTCACAAACACATAGAAGCAGAGGGTATCTGCGAATGTGAAAAATCCAGCCATGGCAAGTTGATTTCTATTTTGATGGCAAAAGCTAGGAATGTATTTTGGATGTCTGAAAAACAAAAGAATGAGTATATTAAAGTACTTCCTTTTCTTAACAAAGCTAATAATGTAGTGTTGAGTTCTTCTTTCTCAAAAGAAAGCCTATTATACATTAAATCTTTAGATGTGTCAAATAAAAATAATAAATTTTTAATTTTAGAGTCTGGTTCGTGGATAAAAGGAACACAAGATTGCGTATCCCACGCACAAGAACACAATTTAGAATACGAATTGATTTCTGGCTTATCACATAAAGATTTGTTGAATAAGCTAGCAGAATCGAAGGGTCTTATTTTTCTCCCAAAAGGGTTAGACACCTGCCCCAGAATTGTAATAGAAGCAAAGATGTTGGGCTGTGAATTGATTTTAAATGATAATGTACAACACAAAGATGAAAAATGGTTTCATGAAAACATACCTGAGTTTGTGGAGAAACAAAAGAAATTGTTTTTTGATAAATGCCTCGATCTAAAATATATTGATAAAAAGAAAGATGAAGAAACTAAATTTCATTTTATTGTCCCGGCTTATAATGCTGAACAGTTTATCAATACAACCTTAAGAAGCATTAAATGGCAAGATTATGAAAATTTTAAAGTAACAGTTGTAGATGATCTGTCCTCTGACAGAACCTATGATGTAGTAAAAACGGAAACAGATCCTAGATTTAGTGTAATAAAACCTAAAGAAAAGAATTATGCCCTCAAAAACATTTGTTTAGCAATTGACAAAATCCAACCAGATGATGAAGATGTAATGTTGGTTGTGGATGGAGATGACTGGTTAGCATCAACGGATGTGTTGAATTATCTAAATAAAATCTATTCTGAAGAGGACGTCCTTTTGACGTATGGCAGCTATGAAGAAAATACAACTGGAAGAAGAGGGGTAGAACCATCAGAATATCCGCAAGAGGTTATTCGAACAAACACGTTTCGCAAAGATAGGTGGAGGGCATCTCACTTGAGAACCTTTAAATACAAACTTTGGAAAGAGATCAACCAAGAAGATTTTTTAGATGAAGATGATAACTTTTATACATCAGCATACGATCAGGCGATAATGTTACCTATGCTTGAAATGGCAGGATCTAAAACTAAGTTCATTCCTGAAATTCTTCATGTCTACAACAAGGGAAACCCACTCCATCACAGCGGAGAGAAAGAAAAACGTCAATACGAAACAATGTTGAGAATAAGAAAGAAATCCCCCTATGAACGGAAATTTTAATGAAAATAAGATTAGAAAATGTTAATTTGAACAGCAGTTCTGGTCCAAACTCTTTCGCGCAAAAGCTGGTCAAATACCTTCAAAAGAATGAGCACAGCTTGGTTCAAGAGAGTTATGATGCTGTGCTGTGTTTTATCGAAGCACATAATAATTTGGACAACAGTAAATTATTTCAGAGATTGGATGGCATTTATTTTAATACTGATTTCGATTATAAAGCACAGAACAGCAACATTCTTAACACTTATAAACGAGCAAAAGGTGTAATTTTCCAATCAGAGTTCAACAAAGAACTGACGTTTCGTTATTTTGGGGAGCATAAAAATTATGCCATTATTCATAATGGTTCTGATCTGGAGCTAATAGGGGACATTAAACCTACATCAAACGAGCTTCTAAATAAATACGAAAACGTTTGGAGTTGTGCTTCGTCTTGGAGATCACATAAAAGATTAAAAGATAATGTAAGGTACTTTTTAGAACACCAAGGCCCAAACGATTGTTTTGTTATAGCAGGAAATCCAGATTATCACGTTAAAGAACCAAACATATTTTATGTTGGAGAATTGGATTATAACAAGCTTATTTCGCTCTACAAACGAAGTAAATTTTTTATTCATCTATCTTGGTTGGATCACTGTCCTAACGTTGTAGTCGACGCTAGAGCCTCTGGCTGTCAAATTATTTGTAGTAGCGCCGGCGGTACCAAAGAAATCGCTGGATTAGACGCTGTAGTAATTCAAGAACCAGAATGGAACTTTGAACCTACTAGATTATACGATCCACCTCCAATGGATTTTTCCAATAAGGTTAAAAATAACCATGACTCATGTTATGATATGGTGGCAGTATCAAAAAAATACATTGAGTTTATGAGATGAAATTTTATTTATCCGTCGCAAACGAAAATTGGATTTGTGACCGGCTGGCGAGAGAGTGGAGTGAGAATTCTACAACTGTAGGCAGCCCGTCAGATGCAGATATTATTTGGATTTTTAGTCCATATATCTGGAGGAGTATTCCCACTAGCTTATTAGATAGTAAAGTGGTTTGTCTGACGATACATCACATCACGCCGTGGAAATTTACAAGAGATTCTATAAGAGAGTTTTTAGAGAGAGATAAGTATGTTAATTTTTATCATGTTCCCTGTGAAAAAACCAAAACAATTGTTAATAAAATGACAAAGAAACCAATTTTTGTTCAACCTTTTTGGGTAAATCAAAACCTTTGGCAAGATCTTGACAAAGATGAAACCAGAGAACAACTCAACATACCAAAGGAATTATTTTTGGTCGGTTCATTTCAGCGAGACACAGAGGGTCACGATCTAAAATCACCAAAATTAGAAAAAGGCCCGGACATTTTTTGTGATATAGTGGAAAAACTTTATGAAACAAACAAGAACTTGAAAGTAGTTTTATCGGGACTAAGAAGACAATACGTAAAACAAAGACTTGAAAACGCTGGAATAGAATACATTTATTATGAATTAACAGATTTTGAAACATTGAATAAGTTGTATAACGTGTTGGATCTTTATATTGTTTCTTCTAGATGTGAGGGTGGACCTCAAGCAATTGTCGAAGCTGCAATTACAAAAACCCCCATTGTGTCGACCGACGTTGGGATAGCATCACAGATTTTGTCCAGTGACAGCATCTATCAAGACCTTGATGATTTCTTTGATAGTAAAGCAGACGTAGATTATGCCTTCGAGGAGATTCAGAAATACTTAATTCCTCAAGGATTAGAGAGTTTCAGAAAGGAGTTTACAGGTGTTAACAAAGTCTGAAAAATTTTATTTTGATGGTTATGGTATAGGATCTTTTAACAAAGGGAAGAGCTTAGAACAATTGGTTAAAGTTACTAATGAAATCTATAGAGAGGATACTAAAGTTAATTTTTCTTTAAAGGAGAAATACCCATTCAGCAAAGACTTACGACCAAACGTATATGAATACGATGATTCATTCATTGACATACTTTTTGACAATGAACTACCAAAAAAGTTTAAAGAAACGTTAGGATACGATTTATACCTAGCCCACATTCAGTGTAGAATAGTTTCTCCCAGTACAAGCAATAGCTATATGCAGTGGCACAGAGACACACACTACTATAATAAAAAGCTGGGTGGAAATGCCCCACCAGTTTATAAAATTATTTATTACCCGTCAGTTAATAATATACCAGAACCTTGCTTACAAGTAGCTAAAGGTACTCATCTAAGAATGTACACAAATCAAGAACAAGATTTTTCTCAACTTTATAGTAGTGAAATAGATACAGTGGCTTCGTCAGATGAAAGATATGTTTTTTTTAATACATCTATTATGCATTTTCCTGTTATTCCCACAGTGGCTCAAGGAAATTTAAGAGTGGTGTATAGTTTTTGCCACGAATTTCAACTTGAAAAATACCCAGATCAAAAAGAACTACACGAGATTTATAAGCAAAAATTAGAAAAATATAAACGAGGTGAAAAATGATTAGATTATGTTTAGTGGGCGCTGGAAAGCGAATGCAGCAAATGAACTTACCTATTTTAAAACAACTCAATTCCCGAGTTGAAATAGTGGGAGTTACTACGAGGAGAGGAGAAGTCGACACCGAATCTATAGGTCTGGGTAAAATTCCAGTATTTAATTCACTTGACAAAATGTATGAAGAAGTTAAACCTGATTTAGTTTTGATTTCTATACCGTATGCTCAAGTGTTTGATGTTTTAAAAAATGTAATTCCAAAGAAGGTACCAATATTGGTTGAAACTCCCATTAGTTTTGATTTAACACAGACTAACTTGATAAGACAAATGTCTATAGAATATAATTGTTTGTTGGGGGTTATTGAAGACTGGCCATTCTTACCAATGGAGTGCTTTAAAAAGGTACTTATTAAAAGTGGAGCGCTTGGTGGTGTGATGACCGTTGAAAATGATTATAGAACTTATGATTACCATGGAATAGCTCAATTAAGAAGTTATTTACCAAAAAATGTCTTTGCCACTAGTATTAAACAAGAACAATCAGCGTACAACGTCAACGAGAAATCAGATCATTGGAAAATAACCACAGCAAGATTCAATAATGGTTCTCTATTCGTAAACAAATACTCTAGTCTTTATAAGAAAGTTGATTTTAGGATTAGAAAAGAACTACGAGTCTACGGGACAAAAGGAACAATTATGTCTGGTTGTCTATTAGATTCTCATTGTTTAATAAGTGTTCTGGACGACAAAGGATGTTCTCATGACTTAAAAGTAAAAAGGGATTATAACGAAAATAACATTAAAAGCATCAGTACAGTTTTAAATACAGGGGAGAAAGTTGAGTGGAAAAATCCTTTTTCATCGATGGATTTGACAGAAGCCCAGAATGGAATTATGTATAATTTGGAAAAAATGCTTCAAAATGTAGAAAAAAATCAAAAAACTGTATTGTATGGTGCTGATAATTTTTATAACGATCTAAAGATGTTTTATGGTGTGACTCAATGAAAATAAACATTGTATATGACATTGTTGAACATCCATATGGCGGCGCAAATCAATTTTTGCGAAACATAAAAAATAAATTTGTTGATTGGGGCACATACACAGATAATATAGGCGATGCGGAAATAGTTTTGTTTAATGCGCACCATAAAATCGAAGATGTTTATAAACATAAAGCAGCCTATCCAGATAAACATTTTGTACATAGATTGGATGGTCTCTATAAATTATACAATGATCTGTCAGACAGAAGACAAGACTTGGCATTTTTGGTAAGTAATCGATGCGCCAATGCTGTAATTTTTCAATCTAATTGGGCAAGAGACAAGCATGGCGAGTCGGGATTTAGATTTAATAAACCATTTGGAGTAATACAAAATTGTGCTAATGAGAAGTATTTCAATTCAGATTATGTTAAACAAAAGGCAGATAAAATACGATTAATCTGCACCAGCTGGTCGACTAATAAAAACAAGGGATTTGAATTGTATAATTTTTTAGATGACAATTTAGATTTTTCTAAATATTCCTTCTCGTATGTAGGAAAAGATCCCGGAATAACATTCAAAAACATTATTAAACATGGCCCGGTTACAACAGAGTTGTTATCTAATTTTATTAAAGAAAACGATATATTTATAACTGCCTCTAAAAATGATTGTTGTTCAAATTCCCTTCTTGAAGCTATGTCCTGTAATTTACCTGCAATTGCATTAAACAGTGGCGGTAACCCGGAAATTGTTAAACAGGGTGGCTTATTATTTGAAGGTAAAGAAGACGTCATAGAGAAGATAGAGGAAGTCGCCAATAATTTGAATAAATTTCAAGATAAAATAGATGTTATGACCACCGACGAAGTTGCAAAGAAATACATGACCTTCTTTGAAAAGAGTAAAAATGCACAAAGTTAATATTAGTATAGATGATATAACCCCACATCCCTTGTCATCAACCAAGGTACTTCAAAGATGTGAAGAAATGATCGAGGAATTCAATGACATAAAATTTACTTTATTTATCCCAGTGGCATATTGGAGAACTCAATCTCATGCTACAGAAAAACCACTTCTTATAAGTAATCACATAGATTTTTGCAATGAAATTTCTGCACTTCCAAAAGAAAATTATGAAATAGCCTATCATGGATACTATCATGGAATCCCATTCAGGTCTAATAATGATGAATTTCAACATCTTGATTATGAAGAGGCTGTTGAAATATTTCTTAAAATGTTTAATGTTGTAAAGAAGTTGGGACTTAGAGAGCGCTTTTCTCCAATTTTCAGACCCCCAGCTTGGAGAATGTCGCCTGAAGCGATCAGGGCAGCAAAAGCAACAGGCATAGAAATACTGGCACTATCTCCAAAAGCGTATGCTAAAGAAACTTATAAAGGTGGCGAAGAGGAATTTGAAAATGTTATTTATTATAATGTTAACCCCCCTTTTGAACCTTTGGAACTTTATGAACAAACAGAGATAGTTTATCATGCGTGTGAATGGGATAAAAATTACTTAGATAAAAATAAAACAAAAAATTTAATTAATTTTCTTAAACCAAATAGAGATAAGATTGATTTTTGTTTTATGAAAGATTTTTAGTATGGGCAGATCTGATGCGATACTTTATAGCCCCGGCGGGCTGTATACTTCGGTAGAACCAACCGGGGAAGTAGCATTATTGGGATTTCCAAACAACAACTACTTTCAAGGAGATTGCTATGATCAACAGCTGGGAAATTGGGAAATCAACTCAGAGTGGAAATTAAATAAAAGATATGATACTATTATTTGTCTACGAACAGCATACTTTTCAAAAAACCCTAAAGATTTTATTGAGAGATGTTATGATCACTTAAACAAGAATGGTGTTTTGTATGTTGATTGGGGATTAGGTGACCATTGGAGGTTTGACGATTATAAAATTGGTTGGGTTAAAAGCGGAAAACAGGAATATGCTTATGGCGAAACCAATTATTTATGGTCAACTGTATGGGACGATAGTTTTTTAAAGAATCAACAATTTAAGATTTATTCAAAACTTGTTAAGAAATTTGGGTATCACGATATAAAGCGGGCAATTTACGATGAAGTTCCTTCCGTTCTAGAGTTAGAACAGATTAAAAACTATTTTAATATATCGTATAATATATTTGCATTATGGGAACAACAACCCCAGATTTATTTTTTTATTAAAGGAGAGAAAAATGGCTGACAGAATACTAATAACAGGAGGCGCCGGTTTTATTGGTCATCATGTTATCGAAGAACTATTAAGAAAAACGGATTATGATATTGTTTCCCTTGATCGCTTAGATCTCTCCGGAAATTTAAACCGCCTAGGCGAAGTCCTGGAAGAAAAACCAGAATGGAAATCTAGGTTGAACATTGTTTGGCATGATTTAAAGGCTCCGATTAATGACATGGTGGCAAAGAAAATTGGAACAATTAACTATGTTTTACATTTAGCTGCTGGGTCACATGTGGATCGTAGCATTGAATATCCAATGGAATTTGTGATGGATAATGTAGTTGGTACTACCAACATTTTGGATTTCGCTCGCTTACACTTGAAAAACTCGTTAAAACTATTTCTTTATTTCAGTACTGACGAAGTGTTTGGTCCAGCACCTCCGGGAATTTTTTATGAAGAAGACGATCGATATCGATCTGGTAACCCGTATGCTGCTTCAAAAGCTGGAGCGGAAGAGCTTTGTATTGCTTACGAAAATACGTATAAGATGCCAATAATTGTAACACATACAATGAATGTGTTCGGCTTACGACAGCATCCTGAAAAATTCATTCCTATGATCGTTAAGAGAGTTAGAGACGGTGAAAAGATTTATGTACACGCAAATTCAGATTGTACTAAGGCTGGTTCTCGGCACTATATTCACGCCGCCGATGTTGCAAATGCAGTATTTTTTCTGCTTGAAAATGGTGAATCTGGTCAAAAATATAACGTTGCTGGTTTAAATGAAACTGACAATGAAGAATTAGTTAATATGATAGCAGATGTAATGAACAAAAAAGCGAATTATGAATTAATTGACTTTCACTCTGCCCGACCCGGCCATGATCTGCGGTATGCTTTATCTTCGGAAAAGATGAAAAATTTGGGATGGGTGCCACAGAAACCACTTCGTGAAAGAATAAAAGAAGTGGTTGATTGGACATTAGAGAATAATAGGTGGCTCCTGTGACGAATATTGATTTTATTGTCCCTTCCTACCACTCAAAGGCTCTAACTTCATTATGCATTAGTTCTTTTGAACAACATAAGGGCGATTTTAATTTTAGATATATTGTGGTAGAAAATTCGGATGATACTTCATACAAATCCGACATTCTAAAATTATCAGAAAATATAAAATGGGTACAAAATCCAATTCGTTTTCGTAATTCCGAAGCAAATGCTTCAGCTATTGTTACTGCTTTGGAACATATAGAGAGTGAATACGTTTTTATTTGTCATAATGACGTAGTTGCTTGTCATCCTGATTGGATGAAGCATTTGTTTTCAAAACTTAGTGAACAATGTCCTGTCGTCGGTACAGTGTTGGATAACATTAGAATTAATGCCGTACACATTTCAGGATTACTTACATACACAAAAATTGCTAAAGAGGTTGAAATGTTTCCAATCTATGAAGATGGGAGACAGGTAGCCGATGTTGGTGATATGTTTACAGATTATTGTCGCAATAATAATTTAGATTATTATTGTTGTGAAAACACGCACAACAAGCCAGAACTAGAAAAGTCTTGCAAAATTCCTTACAATGAGTTATCATATGTAGATAGAGCTTTCGATGATGATGGAAAAATAGTTTTTCTTCACCTAGGAAGGGGATCCCCAAAGACGTTTGGTACATACAATAAAGATAATCGTATGAAACTACATGGTTGGGTAGAGTTTATAGAAAGGAATATATTTAATGGTAGGAAGATTTTCTAAGTTAATTAAGATAGGGGGTAATGAAAAGATTGTCCCCATCCATCCTAGCGTTTTAATAACCAACCCTAAACATGACGAACTAAATGGACTAAAGGTAACGTTCATAAATATGCCTCTTAGGGAAAGTGCTGCGCCAAACACTCCGCCCGAAGGTCCGGCAATACTATCTTCAATTTTGAGACAGTACGGAGCAGAACCAAGTATCATTGACTTAAATGGTTATCGCATTAAAGATGAAGATTCAAAAAAGAGGGGTTTACCAAACGGTCGACACCTAACTTACCGCGAAGCAAAAGAAATGATTGAAGCTCACTTAAACCAGAAGGGAGATCAGGATTTAATTGCTTTCTCTGGTAAGATTACTACACTTAAGTGGCAAGAAGAAATAGCAAAAATCGTAAGAAAACTTCAACCAACCTGCTTTTTGGTAACCGGTGGAGGATTGGCTACAGAAATTAAATCAGGTCTTTTCAACTGGATTCCAGAACTTGATGCGATTGGACGCTCAGAAGGCGATGACATAATTCTACTGATAGCGAGAGATGTTAAAATCATCAAACAAAAGGGGTTGGAAAACGCAGTGAAGTCGAATGAAATTAGTCCGTATTATGTTGGTGAATTTTTAAACAAGCACCGGTTTATTTATGAGGGCAACCGACCAAAAGATTTAGATTCAATACCCTATCCAGCATGGGATTTGTTAGAAAACGATCCATATGGTTATAATCTTTTGGAGGATTATATAAACATACCTGTTTGGGGTGTTGCGGCTAATAATAGCTCTGCTGCTCCATTTAAAATGAAGAGAAGTTTGACAACTGTCAGTAGTCGTGGCTGTCCATACTCATGTGCTTTTTGTTATAGAGGGGCACAAGGCGAAAAGAAGTATGGAGTGCGGTCCCTACACCATATAGCAGAACAAGTAAGGGGTTATGTAGATAAGTACAATCTAGACTTCATTGGTTTTCCAGACGACAACTTCGCAGTTAGTAAAAAAAGAATTCAAAAAATACCAGAGGTTTTTAAAGAATACGGACTAGATGAAATTAAATGGGGAACTCACACTCGTATGGATGAAGCAGATGAACGAGCTTTTCACATGGCAGAGGGAGGGTGTGTTTACATAGGATTCGGGGCGGAATCAGCAGATCCTCATACTCTCACACATATGCAGAAAGGTGGCTTTATTCTAAAAAATGGACTGACTGAAAAAAAGGTTAATGGCACTAAATACAACTTTCCGACTACCATGGTCACTGCCGTACAGAATTGTAAATCCGCCGGCATTCATGCTAATTGTACTTGGATCATGGCATATCCCGGAGAAGAATTACAACATCTTAAGACCAGTGTTGCTTTTATACTTTGGCAACAAAGATTTTGGACAAAACACTTGACAACAGGAACAGAACAGTATAAAATAGCTAAGGACTCAGTGAATAGAAAGATGTTTACTGCGACTGCTTATCCTGGAACTACAATGTGGAAAGTTGTTAAAAAAGAACTACAAGAACATTTTGATATATCATACAATAGTATGGCAGAACCAATTTGTGATGAAAAGTTTCACAAATATGTTTTAGAATTAGATGACGCCACAAAAGTTTTAAATAACAAAGATGGAGATCCAGTTAATTTTGGTGGCATGCCGATGGATACATTTTTACAAGCTAGGGAACACATCGACAGTGATCAGATTGAGAAAATACTTGAGATGTAACAAACAGGGGGGAACTAATGAGTACATTTATAATTGCAGAAATAGGAATTAATCACAATGGTGATATGGGAATTGTGAAGAAATTAATCGATGCTGCCGCCGATAGTGGCTGTGACGCGGTAAAATTTCAAAAAAGAACAATTGACGTGGTATACACAAAGAAAGATTTGGATCGTCCCCGGGAAAGCCCATGGGGAACAACTAACCGAGAACAAAAAAATGGGTTGGAATTTACCGCAAGTCAGTATGATGAAATTGATAGCTATTGTCGAGAAAGGGGAATTGAATGGTTTGCCTCTGCTTGGGACTTAGAAAGTCAGGAGTTTTTGAAAAAATACGATCTAAAGTATAACAAAGTTGCTTCTGCTCTTCTTACCCACAAAGAACTTCTAAAAAGTATTGCTTCTGAACACAGATATACTTTTATATCAACCGGTATGAGTACGTTGCAACAAATTGAAGAAGCTGTAAAAATCTTCAAAGATGTGGGCTGTCCCTATGAATTGATGCATTGTAACAGTACCTATCCGATGCCTCCCGAATATGCGAACCTTAATACTATGGCTACGCTTCGTGATAAGTTTAATTGCAAAGTCGGTTATAGTGGACATGAATCAGGTATTATTATTAGCTGCGCAGCTGCTGCTTTGGGCGCCAGTTCTTTGGAAAGACATATAACGCTGGATAGAGCAATGTATGGTTCGGATCAAGCTGCATCTTTAGAAATTACTGGTCTTAAAAGGTTGGTTGATTATGTTCGAGAAATTCAAGTTGCCCTGGGTGACGGTGAAAAGAGAGTAACCGAAACAGAAAAAGCTATAGCAAAGAAACTTAGAAGGGTTGACTCTCTATAAAATGAATGATATCATACTAGAACAAGTTGGTCTTTCTCATTATGATAGCATCGACTTTTTCCCTAGGAAAATTAAGTTACGAAAAGGAAAGGAAACAATCCTTTGGGTACATCAACCATCTGGCCACGGGGTCTTAGATTCAGAAAATTGGCCAACGGAAGCTTATTATGAAGAAGAATATCGAGAAGAATTTAGCGCCAACTCGGATGGAAGAAAAATAGAGACAGACAAACACTTTGAAATATTCAAAAAGATAAATAAAAAACAATTTGAAGTTTTTTCTGGGTTAATAAACCCCGAAACAAAATTCTTAGAGATCGGACCATCTCACGGAGGAATCATAGAACATGTTTCGAAATCTAGTGTTAAGTGTTATCACGCAGTCGAACCAAACAAAGAAGATGCTTTTTATTTAAAGAAAAAATACCCAGAACTTAAAATTTATAATTCTCTCTTGGAGAAAATAGAACTTACAGAAGATTATTATGATACAGTGGTAAGTTTTGAAGTTTTGGAACATACTTTATCCCCGGTAAAATTTCTTAATATTTTAAATCGTAGTATGAATAATAAAGCTAATCTTGTTCTGGAAGTTCCAAACCACGACGACGTTTTATTGAGTTGTTATAACGAAGACATTACATATAAAGATTTTTATTATCACAAGGCCCATATACATTACTTCACAAAAACATCCCTAAAAGAGATGTGTGAACAGTGTGGTTTTACCGGAAATGTCACAAGTTTTTTAATGTACCCATTCTTTAATCACGTATATTGGGTTCAAAATTCGGGTCCACAAGCAACAGCGGCGCTAGCCCTTTCCCTACCGAAGTCAACATCATTATCTACTAACATACAAAAAAAGATAAATAATTTTTATCAAGATGTAGAAGAACAATATGAACAGCTAATAAATTCTAACGGTGTTGGTGATTGTTTAATTTTTAAGGGTATAAAAAATGGATAAAATTACTGCCATCATTCCGGCTAGAGGTGGTAGTAAAGGAGTACCAGGAAAGAATATAAAAACACTAAATGGGTTTCCATTAATAGCTTATTCTATTATCGCATGCAAAAAATGTGAAGCAATAAACAGAGTGATTGTTTCTACCGACAGTAAAGAAATAGCAGCAATTGCGGAACAGTATGGTGCAGAGGTACCATTTCTTAGACCGTCAGAATATGCTCAAGACAATTCTAAAGATTATGATGTTATAAAGCACTTTTTTGAACAGGTAAGTGTTAATGAAGTAGCCTATTTGAGACCAACGACACCTCTTAGAGAACCTAAAAAGATGACAGAGTATGTAAAATTCTTTCTTGAGAACCGGGAAAAGATGTCTGGGCTTAGGTCGATGCATGAACTGCCAGAACCACCATACAAGGTGTTTAAAATAGAAGATGGGTATTGTAGAGGGTTTTTTAAAGATTATAAAGGAATTAAGGATTATACAAACCTACCAAGACAAACCTTCCCAAAGGGTTACCAACCAAATGGTTATTTGGATATTTCTAAAAGAGAACAAGTAGAAACTAGCGATAGTGCTTTTGGTGTAGAAATAATGCCAGTTATAACCGATCACGTAACAGAGATTGATATGGAATATGAATTTAAATTATTGGAATTTCAAATTTCATTAGGAAACAATGTTTTATTAGAGGAACTAAAGAGGGAATTTAAATGATAAATACGGAACACAGAACAATATATGATGATTTTCAACTAGATGAAGATTTAACACAAATACATCCCAGTAAGTATGAATCAAACAATTTGAGATCACAGCTACCAATTGAGTGGCATAGAGCAAAAGATTTTAATGTATATGATGAACGAGGAAATAAGTGGATTGATTTAACAGCGGGTATTTTTGCGACAAACACAGGTCACTCAAATCCTGTAATAAATGATGCAATCAAAAAACAATTGGACTCAGATTTGTCATTTTCTTTTCTGTATCCAACAAAGATAAGAAGAGAGTTCGCCAAAACGCTGCTGGATGCCTCTCCCGATCACTTTGAGAAGGTGGCAATTTTAAATACTGGTAGTGAAGCAACGGACATTGCGTATAAGGCAATTAAGAGATGGGCTCGAAAAAATAATAAAAAATACATTATCTGTTATGAGCGTAGCTACCATGGTAGGGTTCTTAGTTCTGATTTAATCTGTGGTGACGCAGAGAGTAGTGAATGGTCAAATGTTGTTGATGACGACGTTTTCTTTATTAAATTCCCATACAAAGAGGACGATCAATTTGATCCAAGTATTCTTCCGCCGGCTGATCAAATTGCTGCATTCTTTTTAGAGACGTACCAAGGCTGGGGAGCTTGGATGTATCCAAAACAATATATTGATGATCTGTATGCCTTCACCAAAGAGAACAACATTCTAACTTGCTTCGATGAAATCCAGGCGGGATTGTATAGAATGGGGGCAATGTACGGTTACATGACCTATGGTGAACAAATCAAGCCAGACATTATTTGTCTAGCAAAGGCGTTGTCTTCGCCCCTTCCTCTGTCCGTGGTGATGAGTACTAAAGAAATTTTAGATGATACTCCAAAGATCGGCGGAACTCATGCCGGCAATCCACTTTGTTGTGCGGCATCAATTGCAAACATTAAATTCTTAACTGATGACGACTTTCAAAAAGAGTTGAAAGTAAAGTATGAAATTTTTGAAACGCGGTTAAAAGATTTAGAAAGGTATAGTATAATTGAGACCATTAATGTTAGGGGTATGGTAGCGGGACTTATTTTTAACGAGGTACCTGATGCTACCAAAACAGTGTTGGAGTGTATCAAAAGAGGAGTAATGCCGGTAAATACTTGGTCCACGTCTATTAAAATTGGTCCACCACTGACAATAAGCATCTCTGCTTTAAATGAAGCGATTGATGTAATAGAAAGTATTATTAGCGAAATAAACAACAATTAGGAGGATACTATGGCTGCAAACATTAGGCACATAGGGCTTACTGTAAGCAATTTAGATGAAGCTTTAAAGTTTTATGTTGATGTATTGGGTTTTGAGATTTATAAAACAGCGGAAGAGGGAGGAAAATGTTTAGACAACTTTTCTTCTCTTGCAGATGTGAATGTAACGACAGTAAAAATGTCAGATAAAAATAATAATGTATTGGAACTTTTGCATTATAAATCACACCCGGAAAAGCCATATAATAATAGAGAGCGTAGAATAAGTGAGATAGGGTGTTCTCATTTTGCTTTAACGGTAGATGATTTGGATAATTTATACGAAACACTAGTTAATCGCGGAATAAAATTTAATTACCCAGTTCAAATATCTCCCGATGGTAATGTTAAAGTTGCTTTTTGTAGAGACCCAGATGGTACTCTTATTGAAATGGTTGAGGAACTATAATGACATATGTTGAAGAGATGTTCTCTTTGAAGAATAAAAAAGCTATAGTAACCGGCGCCAAAAGAGGCATAGGAAATGCTATAGCCACAGCACTTTATAAAGCCGGCGCTGAAGTTCTTGCCGTCGACAAATTGGAAATCTTAGATGAACCCTTTGACAGTTATAAATGTAATGTTAAAAGCAAAGAAGATATATACGAACTAATCAAATATTGTAAAGATAAATTTGACACAATTGATATTCTAGTTAATAATGCTGGTGTTGGGTTTGGTCATAGTTTTTTAGATTATCCGCTTGAGGATTGGGATACAACTTACAAGGTGAATTTACTGGCTCCTTTTCTTCTCACACAAGGTTTGGCACCACTCTTAATAAAAAATAAAAAAGGATCTATTATAAACATAACAAGCCTAAACGCAGAGATGGCATTTCCAGATAACCCTGCTTATCCGGCTACCAAAGGTGGACTTAAAATGTTAACAAAATCTTTTGCTTATGAACTTGGAAAACACAACATTCGAGTTAATAACATTGGCCCCGGGTATTTTAAGACAGAATTTCATAAACAAGATGGTCGCTTACAAAAGCTTAATTGGGAGGACTCCACGGTACTAAGCGAGAGATCTGCTAAAACGTTATTGGGGCGCTGGGGTGAGCCAAAAGATATTGCTGGTCTAGCTGTGTTCTTATGTTCAAATTGTTCAGATTACATTACCGGACAGGACATTTATGTTGATGGCGGTTGGCTGACCAAAGGTCTATAAACATGTACAACAAAAAACCCGAAAGATATGATTGGATTCAATGGTTAATAGAAAATAATAATTATAAGAAGTTTTTAGAAATTGGTTGCCATGAAGGAAAAACTTTTAGAAGAATAACCTGTGATGTAAAGCATTCAGTCGACCCTGCTACAAGAACTCGCCACGGGCGCAAGCCAATTCCGGCAACTCATAGAATGACATCAGATGAATTTTTCAAAAATTTGGGTTCTAAGGATAAATATGATATTATTTTTATTGATGGATTACACACAGAAGAGCAGGCCACAAAAGACACTGAAAATGCATTAAAACATTTAACCCCGAAAGGAATCATTCTTTTTCATGATGTCGATCCCCCTGATAAAAGAAGTTGCAATTCAGATACGTGTTGGAGATCGTTTGTCAAATTAAGGACAAGAAAGGATTTAGATACATGTGTGTACCCCTTCAGGGAAATAACAGAATCTGTTGGATTTTTAAAAGTACGTAAAAATTCTAATTTGCTTACTGCGAAATTGAAAAGTTTAGAATGGAAAGATTTGAAGAAAAATAGAGAAAAATGGTTAAACTTTAAACAAGAAGATGAAATAAAAAAATGGTCGGAATGAAACACGTCGAAAAAGGATGGGGATACGAGAAATGGATCGTTAATTGCGAAAAATACTGTGGTAAACTCTTATTTTTTAACAAAGATAAGCGATGCTCTTGGCACTATCACAAAATAAAAGACGAAGTGTTTTATCTACAATCAGGACTAATGAAAGTTTATTATTCAGAGGATGATGACTTAGAAAATGCTAAGGAACTGATCTTAACTCCTGGTCAAAACTTTCATGTTTATGTTGGCTTACGCCATCAAATGATTGCTTTAGAGGACAGTGAGCTTTTTGAGTTTTCAACTCAACATTTTGACAGCGACAGCTATAGGATAGTGAAGGGAGATTAATGAAAGAATCTTATGATGTAGTAATGTATTTTTATTGGGCACACCCACACATTGTCCATAAATACTTATCTTTACATAATAAGCTATTAGAAAATAATTGTTCTGTCATGACCATTTTAGGTAAAGGTGAATTTGGTATTGATGAAGAACACTTTCTTCACTTTGACGAAAAGTACCGCAAAGATGTTTACTTGCAGAGTATGGAAGATGCACTAGAGACACTACAAAAAGTGGATTATAAGGTGGCTGTGTTGAGTTCTAACGGCAGAAAAGGCTTTGTTAATGAAGATGGACATGAACCACCACCTTTGGGCGCTAGGGCGCCAAACATCGGCAAAGATGTTAAGATAGCAAAAGACAAGGGCGCGAAAACAATACAGATTAGTGAAATGATAACAGACTTTTATTATGCCGGCGCAGACATAGCTAGTTTAGTTAGCCCGCACATGAGAGAATTACACATAAATTCAAAACACTATAGTTTGTATCATAGGTATCAGTGGCGCCCATTTAACGCAAATCCAGAACCTGAATACATATATTCGAATTGTTTGTTGTGGGACAATACAGACGATTGTCTTCCTCCGATGCCAAAAGAAGAATTTTGTGAGAAGTATGATCTAGATCCTAATAAGGAAATCTTTGTATGGCTGCCCACAATGCCACAGTCGATGTCGCAAGAGGCTTATAAAAAAGTATGTCAATTGGATAATGTTATTATTAAGCTTCACCCTAATGAATATCGAAGGCTGGCAGCGAATAGGCACGACCATAAGTGGTCTTATGAAATTTGTGGAATTGAAAACCCTAGAATTTTAGACCCAATTGATACACACTGGTGTTATAAATATGCTGCCTGTGTTATAGGCTGTAAGACCAGCGCTAGCATTGAAATGCCGCTATACAATACTCCATTTTTATACGTTGGCAGCCGAGGCTTTACTTGGAGTAATTTATTTCATAAATTTGGCCACCGGTGCGATATATCGGAGTTAGACGAATTTATCAGACAAAAGAAATATAATAATAAAATTTCAGAAATAGAAGATTATTACTATAAAAGGATTTTGATGGATCCAGATAAATCATCAGCAGAACTATTAACAGAACAAATAACAGGATTTATAAAATGATTATTTATGTAGACATCGATGAAACGATTTGTGTAACGCCTAAAAACAGAAATTATGCAGCCGCAAAGCCAATCAAAGAAAACATTAAAAAAATTAATGAATTGTATGATAATGGTGATACAATAGTTTATTGGACTGCCAGGGGATCCGGCAGTGGCAAAAATTGGCTTGCCGTAACAAAAAATCAATTGAACAGTTGGGGTGTTAAATATCACGATTGTAAAGTTGGTAAACCAATGTACGACTTATTTATTTGTGACAAGGCAATCAACTCACTAACATACTTCAAGGAGAAACAAAATGAAACTAAGTAACCAAGCACTAGGAGCACTAATGATGACACTACAAAAGTGTCTTCTAGAACAAACTGACATTACACAAAGTCTAAGAGATTTTGATTTTGTCAACACAGATGAAGGACTTTGGATTAAAAATCCGCCTATCGTCAAATTCAGTCGTAACGAAGAAGGTCTGGCTGAAGAGGAGGAATAATGCCTCTTTACGTTTATAAATGTGGAGCTTGTGGCGGAGAATTCCCCATTATGCACTCTATGAGAGTTAATGTAAATGTTTGCTCTTTATGTAAAGCTAGTGATAATCTCAGTCGAATACCTCAAACAGTTAGTTTTGGTAAACAAGAAACTACCGATGATGGTAAAAAGACAGGTGAAGTCGTTAAAGAGCATATAGAGCAAACACAAAAAGAAGTCAAAGAAGAAAAAGAGAAACTTAAATCTGAGGATTATAAACCATGACGGTATTAATAGTCATAGCAGTGGTGATTATAATCTTATTTGTGAGTTTATCACTCACTCTAAACGTTTTGTTTCTTCGAAGGTTATTGGGGGTCTCGGACAATATGGACGAACTTCTCGAAGTACTAACGAGTTATACAAATCATTTAGAAGATGTTTATGGAATGGAAACATTTTATGGTGACAGCACTTTAAATGATCTATTACAACATTCAAAAGAAGTCGTGGATGACGTAAAATCATTTAACGATACATACGGAGGACGTCCTGGTGACAGCAGTGAAACCGAAACGCAAACGTCGCAAAAGGACTAAAAATTATTATTTTACCCACATTCACGAGGAAGCGATAGTTGCGTATACTAAAACAGAAGATAACACAGTAAGAACAAAACTTTATGTAGAACTAATCCAACCAGCTTTTAGCGAGATGGTTGATAAGATTACTTATACTTATAAATTTACAACCTTACCAAATATTGATTCATTACGAGAAGAGTGCAAGATCTGGCTTACAACGATCTTGGGCAAATACGATCCAAATAAAGGATCCAAAGCATTCTCTTATTTCAGTGTGATTACAAAGAACTGGTTCATTCACAAAGTGAAAAAGAATGGACAGAAGCGTCGTAGGGAGATTCACCTTGACGACGTTGCCAAAATAGTTGAGCAACAATACATCTCAACTAAACACGAATATGAACATAAGCGTGAGAAGGAAGAGTTTTGGAGCTTCTTGCTAGACCAATTAGCCGATTGGCAAGTAATAGAAGAAGAAAACAATCTGCTATCAAATGAAGTCAGGGTGATCAAAGCAATCCGCGAACTTCTCTCAGATCCCAAAGAGGTGGAGATCCTTAATAAAAAAGCAATCTACCTCTATCTCAGAGAGATTACTGGTCTCAATACAAAGCAGATTGCAAACTGTCTTAAAAAATTTAGAGTCAGATACGCTGTGTTCAAAAAGGATTGGAACAAAGGTTTGCTTTAATTTTTGTTTAGAAATCTATTTATAGAGACGAAAAAAGGATTTCTACCAATGGACAAAGACAAACTTATTACCGAAGCCCTCGACAACATCCGAGAAGACCGCAAGAAGACCGAAAAACTCTTAACCGAACTCCAAGGTGAGTTTGCTACTGGGGAAGCCACACACGCCCGGGCAGGCGTCGTAGCGGCGAAGTATCTTGAGACACTACAAAGGTCCAACGAGCAACTCGTCAAAATCATTGCACAAATCAAAAAGAACAAAGACCAAGACGAAGATCTAACTCTCTCAAATGAGGAGACAGAGAATATCTTTGAGATGATTAAGGATACTGCGTAATGGCTGGAGTTAATCTTTTATATGTTTTACGAGAAATAGCAACAGACTATCTTGCTAAGGGTAAAATTAGACCAACCGACTTCATTGGTTCGGTGGCTCGAATTATTACAGAAAGTGATAAGTCTTATAGCAATAAAGATCCATTCTACGATCAGGAGATAGATGAACAAAGAATATTTAAAGGTGGTCATATTAAGGACGGCAAAAAAGCCAAGATAGCACACATACAAATACCAGACTTTTTTAGCGCCCCAGAATTAACTCTTAAATCAACACAAGATAAAAAACCTTTTAATGAGATAAACTCTTTGACATTATTGAAGGTCAATGTAACGGAAGTAAAAAACATACAGCGAGGTGACGGAGTAGTTGTCTCTTTTAAAGATCCGGGTAAATATGAAAAACCACACATCACAAAAAGAATTCCAGAAAAAGATGTAATGGAATACCGAGTGAGAATACCGAAAGAAAAAAATAAGTTAATAAAAAAGAAAAAAGAATGTGGCTATGGCGATTTCATAAAGATTTTTTATAAAAATAAGAAGAAGGATTTCTTATCAGACTGGGATAAACAAACGACTGAGGTGTGGGAGGATACTAAAGCTTCCGGCGCAGAAGCAAAAGAAAAGACATATGATGAATTTAAAAGGAAGTTCTGGGGTTAGGTAAAAACTATGGCAATAGTAAAAAGAAGAGACAAACCGCGACTTTCAGAAGATCTTCAAAGACAACAAAAGGATCACATAGAGCGCGGACAACATATTTATTCCAGAACTGGTATTTTGGGAGACGTCGGCTATAGAACTAAGCCGGTTTTCGTTGATAAGCCCAGCCGAAAAATAATTGATGGGGTCGACAATGCAGCAGTAATTATCATCGACAATGACCCAACCTACTCAGCCGCCGGCGGTGATTTTGCTTCCAGAATACAAATTGTTGCGGGAGTGTCGGGTTCTCATTTAAGAGCAGACGAAACTGTTGATGATTTAACTCCGCTTCACGACGCCGCTGGAATTTACATCTCACAAAAGGGTGATCCTCAAATGATTTTCGGTGATGCTTCCCCTTTGGCTAATCCTGCATATGCTTTATTTGGTAATGCAGAGGATTTACCGGCAGAAGTAATCACCGATACTGTTAAATCACATGTTACAACATGTGCCGATACAATTCAAATAATTGGTAAAAACGGCGGTGTTAACATTTATGCTGGCGGCGTTGGAGCAAAACTATCTACAGGAATTCCGAATAGAGAATATATGGGTGTTAATTTAATTTATGGCAACAAAGCAGATTATGCTTATTCAGATTCTCCCTATAGTTTACAACCTTTGGTTAAGGGTCACAATTTAGAGAAGGCTCTTAGTGCTATTATAGAAAGAGTAGATGATTTAAACAATACTGTATTTGGCTTAATGTTAACAGTTGCTCAGCTGGAAATAAATGCTGCATTACATACGCATGTGGTCGTGGCTCCCCCTATTCTTCCGGTACCAATTGGATTAGCTGTTCCTTCTATTGAGATGGTTGTCGGCTCTGCCATAAGAGCGCCCCAGCATGTGAAAACAGTATTGAAAAATATAACAACAGCAGTAAACAATGTGATTAGCGAAGTCAATCAATCTTCTCTAACCACAGCAGGAATTAATAGTAGATTTAATAAAACAAATTAGGTAACAAACAGATGGCGAAGAAACCTACAGACGAACAAAAATTAAAAGAAAAAGAACAAAAGATAGAGTGCCAAGAAGAGTATGAGAAATTTCTTACTAATACAGTAGAAGTTGCCGAAGACATTTCAGACGTTGCCAAAACTGCTTATTCTACAGTTGCCACAGCATATGCTGTTGGTGTTGATGTTGTTTCTGTATACAACAAAATAGCAAGCAGCCTTAATCAGGAAAAACCCCTCTGCTCGCCGGGAGACACTACTGGAGCGGAAGAACAAGGAGACTTTTTTGATTTATCGGATGAGATCAAGCGATGTTTAGGAAACCCATCAGGAGAATTCAACGGACAACCAACTGGCTGCCAATCAGAAATTTGGGCATCAATAAAGGGCGCCGAATTTGATCTCGCCTCGATTTTGGATATTCTAGGACAACTAACCAAATCTAGAAGCATAACTCAATGTATTAGTCCTTATTACGACCGGTTTTTTAATCTTGTTCCATATCAATTTTATATCTCAAGAATGATCGAGGATACACTAGGCTCTACACTTAAAACCCTTATTGCCGCCCTGCCAGATGAGAACGATCCTTTTTATAAAGACATTCCGTGTGGCAGAGAGGAAATGATGAGGATTTTAAACGCAGGAATGGGTCCTGATCTCCCCCCTTTCCCTGAAATCCCAGCACTTCCTCCTATTCCATATATAAAAATACCAAGCCTTTTACAAATAATAAGAAACATTTTTATTGATTTTTTGTGCTGGTCTATGTGTTGCCTGCTGAGTAACTTATTAAAAGCTAGCGTTTTAAAGATGAACGAGTTGGATAAATATCTTGTTGAGTTGGGAGATTTTGGTAGTGATACCATCGATCCCTCATTTTCCATAGATAAAAGATTTGGAAATCTGAAGAAAGTTAATTTAAATGATTTCGTCGACGATGAACTTCTAGAGGAAGCAAGACAAAATAGATACATTTCATCTTCTGCTACAATCTCTGAAATTAGGGATTATCTAGCGGTTGTTTCGAGCGAAGATACAAAAATAATTGAACAGAAGCATGTTATTTATTTGTTAATGGGAGAAGCAGATTGTAAGAGAATGAATTTCTTATTGAGTCTGGATCCTTTGCATCCAACGCTTGAACTGAAAACAGATCAGCGTATTATAAACTTTTTTAAACTTTTAGGTCGAAGAATAAACATGTTTGATTTTATTGAACAATCGCAAGACGGTCTGTGCCGCCCAGATTTCTGTGTAGAGATGGATGCTGATATGATTGATAAATTTCAAAACTCTTTAAAAGATTTGTGCAATTTGATGAATCCAGAGTTTACAATGCCAGAAGTTCCATTGTTGTTGTTAATAAAAGCAACAGAAGCAGACAAAGCAATTATTGGCTCGATTGAAACCCAATCAGAAATGTTGTTTGAGCAAGCAAAAAGCGCTGTCGGCGTAGGCTCAAATAATGTGGTAGCGAGATATCTATACCCTAATCCTAAAGATCCCAACGAAAAAAATGTCAATGCGGTTGAAATAGAAATATTAAAACAGTCTCCCGGAATTGTTATAGAAGAAGAAAATGGAGAGGAATTTTTTAGAAATCGAACTTCTAAAGACGTTATAACGAAACTTTTTAAATCCAAAATCGCCGGCAAAACCTTAAAGGATGTTGAAGATACTAATAATATGTTTTTGACAAAAAAAAGAATGATATCTTCTTCATATTTACGGGATCTTGAAGGAATTTATGAAGATGAAAAGATAAAATTTCTAGAAACAAAAAAGAAGGATGCGCAAGATAATATAAAGGCGCCTTAAGGTCAACCCATGATAGCATATGATATCTATTTAAAAACTGCATTTGAACTTTTGATCAAAGAAAGAGTTCGCTCCTATTTGTTCCGGCTACCCGCCCTTGCGGCGCCGCCTAAAACAGTAGAAGAAATGTTTGAGTCTGTAGGACTCATTTCAGAGGTACCACTAAAACCTAAAGACTGGAAAGAAGATTACGAAAAAGATATTAACAATGTAAAAGAATTTGCAGAAAATTATTATAACTCAATCATTGTACATCAAGATGCTGAACAAGATTTTTTAGAATGGAAGGAAATTTTAACTGAACAACAGAAATCCGCAAAGAAAATACCAACTAGTGGAGTTTCCAAAGATGTTCCTGCCTCGGGATTGTCAATCAACATCGATCATTTCTCAGACTTTTACAATGCTGCCAGGAAAATATGGAATGATCAGATTTTAGGTTGGACATGGGATGACGATTTGGTAGAGTTGTATAGCAAGCTCATTTGGGGAAATAGCAAGATTGATGCAGATGATGAGGATACTAAACACACGGGTCAAATAGTAGATCTTAAGCATTGTAGCATGAATTGGTATGCTGAAAATTTACCTACTGGTCATCTCACGGGAATTAGCACCGATAGTGAAGAAAAAAGGACTTTAAGACAGTGGATAGATGAAGAGGTGCAAGATGACCCACAAACTGTGTTCACAAATCATAGAAAAAAATTCAAAACCAAGTGTGACGCTAAAAAGAATAAAGCAGAAAATTTTATGCTCTTTAAAGCTGTACAGATGAATCACAATGAGGCTTATTATAAATATGCAGCATGGCATCACAAAGTGTTAGTTACTGATGGATTTATTAATAGTTTAATAGAAAGGAAAAGTTTAGATTTGTATTTATTCGCTGCCTACTGTCTTAAAACAGATTTTTCTATTTTTGACGAAGAGAAAACAAAAGAGCAGCTACAAAAGCAAGGAAAACACCACTTAAAAACTATGTTTAAACAAATTTATGAAGAAGACATGAAACAACTAATTACCAATACAACGGAACTTAACCCTGCTGTAATACCGAAATTAAAGGAATTTGATAATTTGATAGACTTCTCAATCTTCTCATTAATCAACGAGATGGACAAATAACGATGACAACGGGATACTCAGTAAAACTACCATTAACTTACGACGAAGAGGACGGACCTTATCGTTTAACAAAAACCCTACCAGAGACGGTAAAACAAAACTTTCGTAATTTGGTACTAACAGTGCCAGGGGAGAAGGTTATGGATCCTGATTTTGGCGTTGGAATCCATAGACTATTGTTTGAAAATGAAAGCTCACAAGCAATCGCCATTTTTAAAGAAAGACTTTATGATCAAGTTAGTAGATATTTATCTTTTATTAAGATAATTACTGTTGACACGAGTATGGTTAATAACACATTACAAATATCAATTGAATATTACATTTCCTCTCTCGGTGTTAATGACGCATTGTCTTTGAATGTGGATAAGGAATAAAATAAATGGCAAAGAAGACCCCACCGATCAATTACACAAGCAGAGATTTTGAAAGTATAAAAAACGATCTAATCAATTACGCAAAAGTATATTACCCAGAAACCTATAAGGATTTTAATGAAGCTTCTTTTGGTTCTTTGCTATTTGATATGGTAGCGTATGTAGGTGACATTATTTCATTTTACACCGACTATCAAGTTAACGAAACCTTTATTGATTCAGCGATCGAAACGAAAAACATTTTAAGATTGGCAAAACAATTAGGCTACAAATACCCAGGCTCAGCATCGTCCAGTGGAATTTGTGCCTTCTATGTTGCTGTGCCGGCATCAGCTGGAACACCTGATACAACAGCGGTCCCAGTCTTAAAACAAGGAACTACGCTCTCATCAGACAGCGGGGCATCATTTATTCTTAATGAGGATATTGATTTCTCATCTTCGGATACGCAAGTAGTAGTTGGAGAAGTTGATGCCAGTGGAACACCAACTAGTTTTGCTTATAAGGCTTATGGAGAAGTTATTTCTGGTCAATATGAAACAGAGTTTCTTACAATCGGTGAGTTCGAGAAGTTTATGAGAATTAAGCTCGGCGCTGACGATATTACTGAGATAGTTTCAGTTTTTGATGTCGACGGACATGAATATTATGAGGTAGATTATCTATCGCAAAACATTGTTTATAAATCAGTTCGCAACAGGGTGAGCGGAGATAAAGAAAACGCTCCATACATCCTTCGTGAAAAAGTAGTTCCACGAAGGTTCACTGTCGAACACACGATAACTGGTGAAACTTATTTACAATTTGGCTATGGTTCCAACGAACAACTTCGTTCTGATGATTTTCCAGAGCCTTCAACTGCCGTCTTGGACATGCATGCCAAGAAATATTACAGCGATAGCTCTTTTGATCCCAACTTACTAATGAAGACAGAAAAGTTTGGAATTGTTCCACCACCCGGCGCAATGGTCGTAACCTTTAGAAAGAATTCCACTTCAGACGTTAACGTTGCTATAGGGGCTATTGCCAACATTTCAAACCCAATACTTGATTTCCCTTCTGGTATTATACCATCTACTGTCGTATCAATGAGGGATTCAATTGAGGTAAGCAACGAAGAGCCTATAACAGGACAAACAAAGGCAATAACTGTTGATGAATTAAGAGTTAGGGCAGTTGATGCATATGCCTCCCAAAACAGAGCAGTAACTAAACAAGATTATCTAAGTTTAATTTATAGGATGCCCGCTAGTTTTGGTTCAATCAAGCGAGCCAATATAGTTCAAGACAAAAACTCTTTCAAGAGAAATTTGAATTTATTTATAATTTCCGAAGACGAAAACGGCTTTTTAGCAGAAGCCTCACAGTCGCTAAAAGAGAACCTTAAAACTTGGCTAAACAAATATAAAATGATCAATGATACAATTGACATTTTAGATGGAAAAATAGCCAACATTGGTATTGAATTTGAGGTTGTAGGAAATCTAGATAAAAGTAAGATAGAGGTTTTAACAAGGGCAACAAACGCACTTAAGGTAGAATATTCAAAGAGTTTTGCTTTTGGAACCCCGTTCTACGTTTCGGACGTTTATAGGGTTTTAAATGAACTACCAGAGGTTATAGACACTACCTCGGTTAAAATTGTTAATAAAAGAGGGACAGGTTATAGTACAACAAGTTATGATGTGTCAGCGAACACAACAGGCGATAAGAGGTTTATTAGAGTACCAGAAGATGTGGTTCTGGAAATAAGGTATCCCGATCAAGATATAATTGGAGCAGTGGTATAATGGGAATTAAAAGATTTGTAGCAAACAAAGATACAACAATTACAAATGCTTATAAGGACGGCTTAACTATCGCCGCTAGTTCTTCTAATATGGGCGCCTCTGATATTTTGGAGGTATTCACAATTTACGCTCAAGCAAACACCGCTTCGAGAGAAGAAACCAGAACGTTGCTTGACTTTCCAATTTCTGACATTGCAACAGCAAGAACAGCAGAAGAAATTCCTGCTTCTGGGAGTGTTAGTTTTTATTTGAGAATGTTTAACGCCGAACATGATATGACTCTTCCGACAGACTACACCCTCCAGATCGCACCGATTACGAAAAGTTGGGACGAAGGTTACGGACTAGACATGGATAATTACACCGACTTGGGATATCCGTCAGGCATCGGGGCGTCTTGGACTTATGCTGCTTCTGGCTCAACTTGGGAAACAGCCGGCGGCGACATCAACGACGGCACATTTAATTTTACTGCAAGTATCGGCGCAGACGGTACAGACGACGTGGAGGTGGACATCACTACACTAGTGGAGGCTTGGGTGGCATATGCTACTTCGGATCCCGCCGCACCACTTTCATTAGCTAATAATGGATTAGCTGTGAGATTTCCGCCACTGACTTCTTCCTTGAATCGCTCTTATTATACAAAGAGATACTTCGCCCGTGGAAGCGAGTTTTATCATAAGCGACCTATTGTTGAGGCAAGATGGGATAGCTCTACAAAAGATAATGCCGGCAATTTTTATGCTAGCAGTTCAATGATCGCAGACAATACAAACAAACTATATCTCTATAATGTTTTTAAGGGACAAAAACAAAACATCCCATATGTTGGTACAGGTGTGCTTGATATAAACCTTTATGCAAATCTAGGAAGCGCTTCTCTGGCATCAGCAACAGCTGGCTACGTTTCCACTGGTGTTTATTCAGCGTCAATCACCTTAGATAATACAGCCAGCGCAGTTTATGCAGTTTGGTCGACTGGAAGTACACAATTTCATACAAGTTCAGCTATTACGGTTAATGCACACAGTGCTTCAAATTATAATCCTAATGAAACTTATGTTTCAAAGATAACAAATCTTAAATCAACTTATACTCACGCTGAGACAGCCCGGTTCAGAGTTTACGCTCGCCAAAAAGATTGGAGTCCAACTATTTATACGGTAGCATCTGCCAACGTTGAAACTTCAATTGTAGAAGATGCCTATTTCAAAGTAGTAAGGTCTGCTGACGACTATGAGGTGATAGGGTTTGGGACAGGAAGCATTCAATACACTCTTATGTCATATGACTCACAGGGCAACTACTTTGACTTGGATATGTCAATGTTTCAGAAAGACTACGCATACGAAATTGTTTTAGCCTACCGGGTTAACGATAAGATCGTAGAACAGAAAGAAACATTCAAATTCAGGGTAGAGTAATGAGCATCAAAAAATACTTTGATAAACAAAAAGAGCAAACATCAGGTCTAAGAGGCTTGACGAAATCTACTGTTCAACAACTAACAGAAAGTGTTGAGTCAGAAGCTTATGTCAAAGAATTTACTAAAGGTAAAAACGAATTTATTCCAAACGTTGATTATAGCGATCCAGCTAATTTTGTAAAATTCGGTTCAGCTACAAAATATTATGAAGATGCTATAAAGAGAATCTACAGTCAATATCCTTATGATGGCTCAGCGGCTGAGCAATTAGCGTTTTATAACGAATTGACACCGCTAGAAAAACACATCTTTGATAATCTTTATCCGACGTCGACTGGTTATGTTAACTTTGATGGATCATCTTATGTGACTTTTAATGCCGGCCCTCACGTCGGTAATGTTTATAACACAGCAAGTAATCAAGGAAATAATCTGAAGTTTGATTCCGACGTTGGAAATACGATTGAATTTTGGATGAAAAAGACTGATCTTACTGCCGATACGGAAGTCATCTTTACAGCAACGGCTAGCCTAAACTACTTTCAGATAAATTACACCGGCTCAGTTGCAGGAACACTTTCAGCTTCCTTCGACGGGACTACTGTAAGTCTAGACACCGGTTTAACAACCATAGCAGATGCTAAGTGGCATCATTACGCTTTAGTATTTGATGGTTCTGCTTCTTTGTACGTCGACCGAGTTCGAACAGACAAAAAAACATATACAGGATTCGCTAGTGCTGTTGATATGACAACCGGTTATGTTGCCGCAAACTCATCTGGTACCAGCTTATTGTCCGCTTCGCTTGATGATTTTCGTTTTTGGAAAACGACAAGAACGGCAAAACAAATTGGCAGAAATTATCTAGCACCGGTTAACGGCGGGACAAATACCGACACAAACAAATACTATTATACTAGCAGTATAGATAATAACTCAGCGGATCTTGGAGTCTATTATAAATTCAACGAGGGGATCACTGGTAATTCAGCAGCAGATGCTCTCGTACTTGATTATTCTGGACGAGTGTCCAATGGTACTTTTGTTGGATATTCTACAACATCCAGACATACAGGATCCGCAATGGTCCTTTCGACCATCACTAAAAAAGAGAAACCAGATCCTATTTTATACAGCACCCACCCAGAGGTTGTTACGCTTTCTACTAATTTAGCTGCCACAGGTGCATTTTATGACGAAGTTAACAACGGTAGTCTTTATAATTCAATCCCGCAGTGGATCCGCGAAGAGGATGAAGACACTCAGAATATATCAAAATTAACTCAAATTATGGGTAGCTATTTGGACACCTTATATGGTCAAGTGGGTGAGATTAATAAACTACAAGATACCTCTTATACTTCTGGTTCTGGAGCTAAGCCGACAGTTTTTGGTAAAAGACTATTACAATCTAAAGGCTTCGATGCTCCGGAGTTGTTCGTCGATGGCGATGTACTAGAAGAGATCTTTTCGAGAGATGAAAAAAGAGTTTATGAAGAAAAACTTTACAACCTTAAAAACTTGATCTATAAGAACATTTATAATAATTTATCTTACATCAACAAATCCAAAGGAACGGAAAAAGCATTCCGAAATTTATTTCGATGTTACGGAGTAGATGATAATTTATTTAGAATTAACATTTATGGGAATGATGTAGAGCATACGCTCAGGGATACACACGAATCAACTACAACTAAGACGAATGCCGTTGACTTTTCAGGTATTAAAAGAGCGTTAGATAGGGAAGCAACAGTATTTCAGTACCCCTCTTCTTCTACAGATTATGGCTATGTCAGCGCTTCTACTGGAGACTTGGATATACCGTTTACCGCAGAAGCAGAAATTCTTTTCCCCAAAGTCCCAGACATTGCTAGTTTAAGCAGCCTAGAGACGCTTGTAACGGCTTCCTTGTTTGGGTGCTACGGAGCAACTGGAACTCCAAGTTCTATCGACCTGACGACGTACAACCCCGATTTCCAAGTATATTCTGTTAAAGATACTGCTACCAATAGAACTCACTTTAAGGTGACTTCTTCGACTGGGCATTTTCCAACGATTACCTCACCCAATTTTCATGATGTATACGAAGATTCTAAGTGGAACTTGGCAATAAGAGTAAGACCACAAGAACATCCATTTTCTTCTTACGTGACAGCCTCATCATTGGCTTCTTTTGAATTTTATGGGGTTAATGTCGATCACGGGACGATAGTTAATGAGTTTTCTCTTTCTCAATCTATGTCAGCGACTTCAGCTAGTTTGTTTACAACTGTAACGAATAAAAGGTTTTATGCCGGTGCATTACGCCAGAACTTCTCAGGTACTCTGACAACAAAATCAGATATCAGACTTTCTAGTCTGCGTTGTTGGGGGGATTATCTAACTGATCTAGAAATACAATACCACGCAAAAGACCCATCAAACTATGGACGGCTTAGTCCAGATCAGAATAGTTTTGTATGGGAAGGAAATATAGGTTTTCTACACGTCCCCCGAATTGATACTTTGGCATTAAATTGGGATTTCACAACAGTAACGTCCAGTGATGCTTCGGGTAGATTCTCAATTCAAGACCTGTCCTCTGGATCAGCTGCAATGCATTCTAGATATCCCGCAGGACACTACTCAGCATTCGTTAAAAATAACCACACTGGTCGAGGTCAGTTTTTTGAGGAAAGTAGTCAAAATGTGGTTTCTATTGAATTTATTCCAACATCAAAACAGCTAGGACCAGAAAACCTGCATTCTTCTGATTTAATAGAAATTTTAACTTTTGATGATACTACATTTGTCAGAGAGACTCGCCCAACAAAACATTACTTCGCAATTGAAGCCAGTATGTATGATTTAGTGTCGACTAGTATGATGAATTTCTTTGCTTCTATCGAAGATTTTAATAATCAAATTGGCGAACCAATTTATATGTACCGCGACAAATACAAGGGGATGGATAAACTTAGAAACTTGTTCTTCGAAAGAGTTAATAATATTCCCGACGTCGACAAATTTGTAAAATTGTACAAATGGTTGGACCAAGCTTTAGATTCGGTAGTTGCCAATTTAGTACCTCTATCAGCAAATATTTCAGGTGAAGTTCGAACAATCATAGAAAGCCACATTCTGGAGAGAAATAAATATCGCCACAAATACCACACTATCAAGGATTATGTTCGAGTTGACAACGATGTCCAATTACGTGCAACTGAAGAAGCAGAAGCCTTGCCAGAATATGATATGACTGCTATCAGTGCTCAGCCAACAGATGTTGTCGCTGTTCCCGCACCTTTAACTGCGGCTCCAATGAAGAGGGTTCAGATGTCTTGGGATCGCCCACCGCTTGATCTGACAGACGAATCAGAAGCTGCTAGTTGGTGGAAAAACCGCGCCGAACAAGACAAGGGTCATCTAGTTAGCTCCGACACAGAAGCAAACACCTCTAGAGCACAATTGAGAGCTAATCGTTTTCGAGGGAAACAACAAGAGAATTTTGGCCCGGTTACAATTAGTGCTAAAAAGACGACGCTTTTTTCGGGACCAAACATTCCCAACAAAAGGTGGGATAACTATAAAGGTAAAATAACGGAGGGAGATACTTCTACTGATGGAATGGTTGCGGAGTTCGACGACGCCACAGCTAATAAAACAGGGGAACCTTATGTCTATGATCAATCCTTAACGGGAAGCAAGAGAAGAGTTCCAATGAAAGTCAAGAACTCTTCTGATAATGCTTATCATCTGGGTCAAGAAAGCCTCCCCTTTACAGTAATGAGTTCTTCCGTCCAAACCGGATATCAGTCTGCACTTTCTGGAATGGACCAAGCAGTAGCAATAGAAGAAATACATCACGACATTTATGGTCCACATTTTGAAACTACAATGCAAGGACCATTTCCTGAAGAAAATGTAGGTGGTTCAGATTATAGGCACGGCCAGCTTTTTGATTCTTCTTCGCAAAGAAAAGAAGGTTTCATTATTGAAGTTAATGGAACAGACACTCTTAATGTTTTTGGTCCACGCCATAATGACACCAACAAATCTTATGGAACTTACTACAGAGACGAAGTAGCAAAACGACCGGTTGTGATTAAAAACGTGAAACAAACTGGTTCATCTGATTACATTGCCACAGCTTATGTAAGAAATTCAAATTATCAAAAAGACTATGAAATTGTTCACACTTTCGGTAGAAGAGAAAACAACAAATACCTTAAATCGGTTGATGGAGTCCTCCCAGTTTCTGCTTCCTCTTCTTATGTTAGTTGGTCACCCGGAGCCCCGGTTTATGATTTCCCTTTACCAGAACGTCCAGCTAATGAACACATTATTGTCAATAGATTCTCCAATAGAACGGGCCTTGAGGGAGAGTCAGAAGGTTATTTGGATAGAGAATCAGCAGAATATTCTGTTTATAATGCCAATCCTTATCAAGCTTTAACTGTGAAAGAAAGTTTAAATGAGTTGAGTTCGAGATTTAATGATACTCACGGTCAAGATCCTTTTTATGGATCACCAATTCAATCGTTTCACAAAACTCATAGAAATACAATTATCAGACCACATACGGATTCTGCCTCTATTTCATTGGTAGCAGAGGAATTCCGCGACAACCTCTTTGTCCAACATCAGATCCCAAGATCAGACATAAATTATAAGTGGATTAATGATTCTTGGATTGTGCAAAGAAGCGGATCTGGTGTTGATGGTTTCGTTGCTTCTTATGGGCATGACATCAGCAGCATTACAGCCAGCGACTATCTGCCATTAATGGGATTTGAATATTCAGCAGATAATTTAAGATTTGTTAGCCAGAGCGAAGTCGGTACTTTTATCACGTCAGCGGTATATAACAGTGCTTCTCCCGGCGCCACCGCAACTTATGTAACTCAAAGCTCACGATTTTTTGGCACCACTTGGGATAATTTAAACGCTTTTGGGTTTATACCTGTTGATTTTGTAGGAATGAATCATGGCATCTATGAACCGGTATCATCTTCCACTAACACTTTGGGTTATCGAGGAATTGCAAGCTTAGTGGTCGATTCTGTGACAAGCAGTGCAGATGCTCTGGTTCTAGTTGAGGCAAATTATGTTAATCGGAACTTTGTTAAAGGTTTGCGATCTGGTTATCTATATCCTCAACCTCACTATTTTCATGAAGAAACTTTTCAGTCTAGCTCTCTCCCGGGAGTTACTTTCCTTCTGAATGCGATTAATCTTCACCGTAACGGCCCTTACGGCTATCCAACTTGGAAGCAAGTTCGAACCGGACAACATCCAGTTGCCCGATATCATAAAAATAATAACATTTATGAATCACACAAGAAAGTTTATGATCCTGCGACAGATGTTGTTAAAGATAAAATAACCAGAATCATACAATCACCAGTGACAATTAAACATAAACCAATTAAACATAATTTGGAAGATCATATGATTCAATATGAATTTGGTAACGATTATCATCATTATGGTACAACTTACGACTCAAGTAAAAAAGAAATAAAAGATTATAATAGTGAATTTAACTCCAATGTAGAATTTTATAATAATTCAACTTTATTTAAAATGAATAGAAATGATGGATTGGAGTGGTCTTCCTTCCGCTATTCAGAAACTATTTGGCCCAAAGATGAAAATGTTTATAGAAGTGTTATCCGAGATAAACCTTTTTATGTAACAATTTGGAATGATGACATTAAATACCGTGTTGAAAATGCCCAATATAAGAAATCAAGTCAAAGTGATCTTTACAACTCCTTTGTAAGTTATTGGCCAATGGATGCCTATCCCAACACTGATGATATGCATGACCCCGGCGGCGGTGTGAGCGGAGAGGATTTCGACATTTCCGGTGAGTTGATGAGTTATGATAACGAGTATTTTATTCTCAACCACGCACACATCGATGGCGGCTCCTTCAGTGGCGATGCGGCTTTTTATGCTCGTGTTAGTTATGGGAGGAATTATAGCGGCACACGTCCAAGAAACTTTCTACACTCTCAGGCTGGAACAGGAGCATTTTATAATTCGTATGATGAATTCGCAACAGACATCCGGCCCATGGGCAAGGATTATTCATTATTGCCTCAATTTTCGATATCTGACTACGTTAAAACAATTGGAACAGAACATAATTTTGATTTCTATCAAGACATATATGATCTAGAGTTAGCTGGTGTAACTGGTTCAGATCACAACACGCGAGTTTGGTATTCATCGGGTTTCAATATAGTTACTATTCCCGGGTTTTCAAAGGAAAAATTTCATGAAACTTATGTTAATTCTGAAATAGTAACACACCTAGACGAATTAAAAGAAGAGTTCGGAGAACCACAGACAATTTCTATTAAAATGGATGGCATTTTGAAATTACTACCACTGGAAGGTTTTTATCCAATGCAAAGAACAGTGCAAATGGCAACACAATTTTCACAATCTTATGGACTCTCTTCTGCTGGTTCTACTACACACGCCGGCGCCCTTGAAACTATTTGGCAAACAACTTTGAAACCATTCTTTGCGCCCGGGATCATGTATAATTCAATCAAATCCGGTATGGCGGTTGACTACCCAGTCATAGATAAGGAAACGTATGATTTGACGGTGGGAGATAATTATGATCTATATTACCCTTCTGGTTCTACTGGTTCATACACGAAGCGTCTACCCTTTGAGACAATTGTTGAACCTGAATTTTATTGTAAATTAATGAGAGGTACAGCGGAAATTAGTAGTTCCGACAATATAACGTTTTATGATCATGATCCCGATATGCCAACAATAGTTTCAACTGGCACATTGGGTCAAACTGATGGCGTCTATGAAAACATGTCACACAACTTTTTTGCGGAAGTTCCTAATTTCTTTTTAAAGGATCTAACAAGTTTTAAATCAAAGCCAGTGAACGAGTGGAAATTTGACGGTCCTTTATCTTCTAGCACTGGAATAAAAAAATGGGCTATGGATGTCAAGGTAGTTAAAACAGACAATTTTACAATGCATAATAACCCGGGTTATTTTGGACATTCTCCCTATACCCATCACACGCCACCTTATTACGCTCTCAGAGACAGCACAAAATCTTATTGGAAACTCGCCAGCAGCGGATCAGCGCTCGTCGGCTCTGCTTCCTATTATGTGTCAAGCAGTCACGGTGGAATACCACCAGCCGCTGCGCACTATAGAAATACTGCTATAGCAACAATTGTCTTTGATCCTTCTAAAATAGCTGATGAGGATCCAATAAAGTTTAATAGTGGCAAGTTTTCATATGAAGACATTGTGTCAAATACAACAATTACTTATAAAAATGAAGATCTGCAAGCGCAGTATGCTGCTTCCCCAACTGCTTTTTCGGGAACCATTGATAATAAATTTATGAAATTAGACGCCAGTGTTAATATGTTTAATAAAACACAAGATAATAGATGGGTGGTTGGTACCAAATGGGAAACACCAGTTTTAAATTTTGCTAACGTGTCAGCAACTAGTTCGGCGGGAACAAATTCGACATTACAAGCCAATCGCTCGTATGCATACGCTGGTATGTGGCACCAATATGGACAAACTTGTGCCGGCAGCGAGGGTTTGTTTATGACTGTTACCACTCCTAGGTTAAGCCCTACAGAAAAAACTCTAACTGGGTCTTTGGCCACAGCATGTGGGTTCTCGACCAAACAAAAACGCATCGGAGACATAAAACTTCAGAAAGAAATCCGGGAAGCTGTTTGTGCTATTCCGTTTTACATTGATTCCGCAGGACAAGAAAAGTTCTTCGATATTCCTTTGGACTCATTCGAGCAGGCGTTTAGCGATCTACAACAAGCCAAGGAAGCGGCTAAAACTGTAAAGAAGAAAGGTGAAGATTTTGTCCTCGCCTTGGAAAACTCTATATCAGATATGATTCATAAAATGTCGAAGTATATTGTAATGCCGCAATATGATTTTGCAAAAGTCCGCAGTAGAAAAGGAGCACCAATCTTTTCTAAAAATGAATACACACCAGCACTACCTCCATTTGCTATGTACATATTTGAGTTTTCAACATTGTTGAAATATGACGATTTAAAGAAGATTTGGCAGGGAGTTATGCCAGAAATAGCTGTAACAGCGGAAACGCAAGATATTACAATCAGTCACCCGATTCAAGACAAAGAGCTTATAAGTCCTCTAAGTCTTAAAGAATTAGAACTTAATGAAATACCATCTGACATTCGCTGGAAGATCTTCAAGATCAAAAGAAGGGCTCATAACGATTATTATACTATGCTTGAGGAGCAGTTTGATCTACCTGCGAACGCTTACACAAGACATGATGATACTCTAAGTTCCGATTTCGGACACAACTGGCCTTATGATTATTGTTCGCTGGTCGAAATGGGCAAGATGGAAGTATCTTTTGATTTCAAGAAAGAAATCAAAGAAGAAAAGAAAGTTACTAAAGAAAGAGAAGAAGCAGTAAGAGAAATTACTATTGCCAGAAAAGATATTGTGGAAGAACTAAGTCGACCTTCACAACGAGTTCCTCGTCGAAGGCAACCAAAAACTAGAGAAGCCCGCGTATCACAAGAACCTAAACCACAAATAAGGACCCCACAAGACTTGAGAGCGGCAGTAGAGAGACCAAAAAGAAAGAAAATTGAAGAAGAGGAAGTTGCTGAACCAAGAACGAGATCCCGAAAGAGAGAAGAGGAACGATAAAGAATAATGGCATTTTTTGATAAAAAAGAAGAAGTATTAGATTTGGTCCTTACAAGGCGAGGTCGAGAATTATTGGCTGAAGGTAATCTTAAACCAACCTATTATGATTTCTTTGATGATGAAATTATCTATGATCATAAGTATGTTACGACCAGTAGCACCGAAACTCAAAATGAAATTGTTCCACGAATTAAAGATGCTGTAAGCTTAAAGAACCAAAATGGCTGGCACGAAGCTGTAAAAGAATCAGCAAATAGAAGAAAAATACCACTACTGTTTAAGCCATTAGCCAAGGCGTCCAGCTTTGATGAAAATAAACCTGCTTGGGAAATTAATGTCAACGAAGGTTATGTTAATGGTGCAGTCGGAATGACACCAATTGAATATTCTAGTGGAAAATTACAAACGTATATGGAGGATCATATCCCTCAAGTAGAGGTGTTGTGTGAATACTCTGCTTCTTTTGTGGTCGATATGCTCAAAGATCCAGAGTTAATACAAATGTGGTTGTCAAGAACTTCTGATGATCTATTGTTGGATGTGGAAGAACATAATGCTGACGACACAGAAGACAATTTTACTCTGGAAGTTTTCAAATATGTGTATTCAGGTTCTGTGATACTTGATATTGAACCAATGAAATTTTCAGAAGATGAACATAATCCAGAAATAGTAGAATACTTTTTTAATATTTTAACAGATTCAGACGTTGATGAAGAACTTACAATTAAATATATTGATGAAGATATTGAAAAACAATTTGATAGTGATGATAAATGTGCTGCTGATAATTCTTGTGCAAATGAGAAGATAGAACAACTTAGGAAAGAAATTACGAAACTGAACTCTGAACTCATTGATGTTGCCATAGATCAAGGCTCCTTTGATGTGGAATTATCCTTTTCTGAGCAGGAATGTCGGAAAGCTTATAAGTGTATTAAATGTACTTATTCACAGGGGACTGCTTATTGGCAAGCAGGAGATGATGAGCAGGCTGACTTCTGGGTTAAAACCTGTAAAGAGATAGAAGCAGCTGGTGGTAAAGCAGAGGTTATTAAAAAATGACGATGATACCAACATTTTATAAAAAGAAAAAACCAGATATAAGCAGCTTGCTTAATCAAAAGGACAATCTTTATTTTTCTAAATTTCATCACACCTTTGATGAAGACGGCAATCTTCGCTTCTTTTTCGTGTGCGATTATGATAATCTAAAAAACCAATTGGGTGTTATTACAGCAAGAGTTATGAGATATAGAGTAGAAAATCCATCGGGAGATTATAAAGAAGCAAAAGAAATAGAATTAGCAGCAGTTTCGGATTTCTCCACAGGGAATGACAAGGGCTTTGTTTACTTTACCGGAACTGATTCTGATTTTAATAAGCAAGCTCGTTACGACTATAAAGTTACTTTATTCATACTTTCGAAAAATACTAGTCCCGATAGAACACCATTGGCAGTCGACACTATGCAGTTTAACTCTGGTAATGTCCCTTCCGGACTGATTGAACTTAATAATGTTTTTCCAACAGTACAATACGAAAAAGGGCAACAAATACCCTTAAATTTAACAGAGCAAGGTTTGGGTTGTAAAATGGCAACAATACAAGATGTAAAAATCTTACACTCAACAAATGCTCTTATCACTCACGAAGAAAAGAATAATTTTTTGAAAAGACCATTGTTGAAAAAGGTAGAGAACTTTGTAAAATTTAAAACTGTTTCAAAAAAAGCTGATTTGGGGGGCTTTAATATTGGAACAACCACAAATTTAGCAGCAAAACAAAAAGATGATAGTCCCAATAATTATCTAGAAATCAACTCAATTGAATCGTCAGAACCCATTAAAATGGAGTATTTGTCTATTTATAACACGATGATTATGGATAAATCTAATTCAGTTACTTTGGAAAATTGGCAACCAATAACACACGAAGTTTTGGATAATTTAGCTGGTAAAAAGATTTTAGTACGAATAAACACACCCGAAACAGTGACAAATAAGTACTTTTTCGTGCAGGAGTAAAATAAGAAATGGGTTGGTTTTCTAAAAGTTTTCAACAGGCAGCAAAATCCTTTAATAAGACTCTATCAGATACAGCTGAAGCAGCTGCTGATGTTGGTAAAAAAGCAGCTGAAACCGCCAAGAAAGCTGCTGACAACGCAAAAAAAGAAATTCAAGAAGCCAAGAAGGAAGCAGCTGAAAAGAAACAACCGATACCACTATCAGTGCTAGCGGCAGTAATGACTGCTCCCCCGCTACCGCCAAAACATTTTGCAGTCACAGACCTCAGAGCAAAATTAACAGTAACAGCAATTACAGAGTTATCAGATGATGAACACGAAATACACATAACTGCTACAAATGTAGGGATGTCTACTTGGGAAGGAGAGAAGCAGGTTAAATTAAAGCCAGTCTTGGCGACAGACGCAGATGAATTTCTTATAGCTGGCTTTACTTCTTCTAAAAAGAAATTACATCAAAAGAAAGAATGGGTTGAATTACCCTCTTCATTATCAATTCCTAGTGGCAAAGATCATACATTTAAGTTTATTGTTAAAACCCCACCGAAACCTAAAAAAACAGAATCCACTAGCAAACCATCAATAGGACCTACTTCAACTCCTGGTTTTGGTGATGCAGGCATCGGTGCTAGTGCAGGAGCCACTGGTGGTGGGCTCTATGATTCCAGCACCACAACAACATCAACAACCAAGATCCCGATGCTAAACTTCTATTTGGAATGGGTTTCTGAGCAAATAACTTTTACAGATTCAGAGTTTAAAGATTTTCAATTAAAAACAACGGATCCTAAATTAGCCGAACAACTTCACAAGATGGAAGTTGAATCTACAAAAAAACAACAAACCTTAGCTGACGTTGGAGTAGACTCTGCCAGCGGACTAGGTATGGCAAAAGCAAAAGAAGCTGATTATAAATCTTTATTGGAGAAAATCCCGGAAGTTGCCCCAAAGGTTCAAGAAGTTGCAAATGCAATTGCTACTTTAAAAGCAAAGAAGCTCAATGCACAAGCGAAATTAAAACAATTCACAGCCACATCTGCATATGACTATTTCTTTGATGAGAACAACTACATTTCTTCCACAGGATTCCCAGATTTAAATAAAGCCGATAAATTCAGATTGATGATAAATCGTCTTTGGTCTGTTGCTGACGATTCAAAAGAAGAAAATTTTACAACTAGTTTTTCTTATGGTTCACCAAAGTTTAGTGTATCACTAACAGCATCTCATAAAGCGTGGAAAGATTCTAAAACATCTCAAGACTTTAAATCGTACCATCTATCTAAGTTGTTAAAAAATCCAGCCTATAAAAATTTCCCCATAGCTCAATTATTTCACTTTGTTATTATTGACGCAATTTCTTCTACTGCAAAACTCAGTATAGAACCAGACACTACAAAGGAGTGGTCAGAAAAGATAGAGGAGAAAGGATTTTATACTCCTTGTGAGGAAACTTACCACTGTTCAAAGGGAGAAAAATGTGAAAAAGAAACGGGCAAATGTAAATCAATACGGGGACATGGCTACCAATCGGTTCGAATTGATTTCGAAAAGAAATATGGCAAGAAATTCGGACCAGGACACGCAGTCTATGATGCTATAGAAGAATTCGCAGACTCTAATTACGAACATTTTACATTAGATTATATAAAAGATATTGTAGCGGGATTAGAAAATGACATAGGAAATGGAAAAGAATTTGAAGATCATAGCTTTAGAATAAGATCTTATTCTCGTGAAGAACAGAATTCAAAATTACACTTTAACGTCATAACGGATTATAATTTTTCTACTGAAGAAAGTTTGAATGTGGCAATGGATAAGCATGAAAGATCACTGCCATTCGCTTATAGCGGCTCAGTTATGCCAAAACCAGAAAATTTAGGTTATAATACAAGCCTTAAGGATCAACCAACTTTAAAAACAGTTTTATTTGATAGGACAATTTTAGCGACTAGAAATACAGAACTTTTTAAAGAATATGGAAAAGATCCATACCAGATTAAAATTACTTTACCAGCAGTAACAGAATTTTCTAAGGAATCCGTTGTCACAAGTAGAGACACTGAAGTTGTTACAAGAAAATTTGTCAACTTATTGCAAGATGACAAAACACCATCGAAAACTATGTTCCGCGCAGGCCCGGGGTTTAATAACTTAGAGTCTTATAAAAACGCAGATATAAGTACTTTCGAAAAACTACCGGTAGATGTCAAGACCCCACATGCTGTTGGAGGAGAAGTTTCAAGTTATCCGAAAGAGATTAACGCTAAAACTTCTCTCACAGATCAAGAACTCACCTATGCGGATATTATAAATGGCAAATTATCTAAAGTTGAAATGATCGGATACAAAATAACAAAACATAAACAACAAGAGCCAGTCCAGACATTTTATGTTCCTTACGAACAAAACAACTCCCCTATAAAACTAATGGATTCTCAAATCAAATATGGTGAAGAATATACTTATACGCCATCCGCCTTGATGTTGATTAATGGACTAAAGTATCAGTATGATTACGATATACAAGTTACAGAGAACGATATCGTTGTTCCTGCTACACCGCCTGATTTATCAATTAAAGATGTCAAAAAACAGGTCACTAATAAATGCATAGCAGAGATGTCCTCTTTTGCTTCTACGCCCACTAAAGCAGCCTGCACAAAGATTTTAAAGTGTGATAAATCTGACACAGAGTGTCTTTTGGGACAAATACCACAAATTCTAACTGACTATAAAAAATGTAATTACAAGGGGTGTTATAAATCTGCCACGATACCAACAGCAACAAAGAAGAAAGTCTTCGCAGAAGAAGTTCTAGAATCGGTATTTCAGCAAGAACCAAAGTTCGACGGAATGGTACCAGGACTAGCTTATCGGGTTAAATCAAAACCAGATCTTAAGATGATCGAGGTTCCCCTTTTGGGCAATGGTGAGGAAATGTCTCACCGTGTTATGGTGGAACCCCCAATGCCTCCAATAACCACAATAAATCCTTATTACGGAGTTAGTAATAAATTATTATTTTTATTGGAAAAAGGCATAGGTGCAGTTAAGCTAGCGATCACACATCCAGAAAGCAATTGGGAAAAAATCAAAGCGTCTCAGATTTCTTCTGATTCTAGATTGGGTGACGCAAAAATAAAGAGAACTAATTTAAAAGAAAATGAGTTTATTTTCACCGGTATTGGAAAAATTGATACTTTTTTAGTTTATCGCTTGGAGAACGAACCAACCAGTTTGAATGATTTTATTGCCCCAGGACCACATGCAGTAATTGATATTGCTGATAGTTTTTTAATCGACGATGTAGAGCCAAATAAAAAGTATTATTATGTTACGAAGGCAATTAATGTTCACGGGGACATATCATATATGTCGGACATTTTAAGAGTTGAACTAGTCGATGAAGGGGGAGTGGTTTTCCCAGTAATTGAACCCTATAAAATTCCCAAGATTGATAACACTTCCACTTCAATGCAATTCAAGAAAGCGTTGAGAATCAGACCAGCCTTTTTACAAAAAGCGCCAAATAAGAAACTTAAAGATCTTGGATTTGAAAAAGAATCTGTTTTTAACGATAGAAACCTTTTTAAATTTCGAATTACTTCGAACAAAACTAAGAGAAAGATTGATGTTAATGTTAAATTTAAGAAGAAAACAATACAGGAAGCATTAAGTACCCCCCCGAACAAGGGCGATAAAATCTTAGAGTGGAGAGAAGCTGAATCTACTTTTACACCGGTAATTCAAATAAAGCCTGATTTTTCATTAATTAGTAGTCTAGGATCAATACCCTTGGCAACATGTAAAGTCGACTCTGAATGCATTATGTCGGGGTATAAATGTAAATATGGCAAGTGTATTAAAGATCGAAGAGCAAGACTACAAGAAATTGGTGTAGCAGGAACTGCCGAAGAGATAAAAGAAAAGGGCTTTTATACTCCTTGTGAAAAGGATTTTCAGTGTCCTTCGGGAGAGAAGTGTTACAGTGGAAAGTGTATGAAATCAGGACCAGACGTTAAGGTAGATGAACTTGGGTTTATAAAAGTGATACCCCAAGAACCCAGCAAAGGGTTATTGACAAACTCAGAAAAAACCAACTTAGACAACAAGGCGAAGAGTTTCTTTTCTACACAACCAAGTGGATTTAAAGTGTGGGTTGATACTTATACACAAGAGACTATAACTGAAACAGCAAAGATTCTTACTAAAAAATCTCTGCAAATGGGCAAACTATTTGAACTTACAAAGTGTGAACAGCTACCGGTAGATTTAATTAAAGAGAATAAAACAATTATTTCTAACTTATACCTCCTTCAGAAGATGAAAGAGATAAATACCGCCAGAGCACATCCCAATATTATTTTTTATAAGAATGGATACGATTATACCTTCAAAGAAAGTGATAATAAATTAATTTGCCTCAGACAAATGATAGGAGAACTATAAAAGACTTTTTGTTTAAAAAGACTAATTATAGTGACGTATTCTACAATGGGAGATGATAATGAGTAGTTTTTTAAATAATAGCGGTGACATTATTCTAGACGCTGTTTTAACAGAGGCTGGTCGACAACGATTGGCAAAGGG